GGGCGGTTTGCGCCTGGAAAGAAACGGAAGGCGGCATGAATCCCTGGATCGTCGCGGCGGCGTACGTCTGCGGCTTCGTCACTCCGGTCGTCATCGTCGGTGGTTCCGTCATCTGGTTTTTGTGGTGGAGCGGGTGGCGTCCGTGGATGGAGGACGGTGGTGTTTGATTCGGTTGCGCTGACTGACTCCTCATTGCATTCGTCGCCGAGCACAGAGGCTGCCTTCGCTGAACCCTCGGCACTGACGTTGGGCGCGGCATGATCGTCACGTTCGAGTCGTTAAACTGCCCGCTCGTCCCGAAGCCGCACGGCATACCAGGCAAGTGCGACAAGTGCGCGGCGTCATTACCCCCACGCCGTCGGCGCTGGTGTTCAGACGAGTGCGCACGCGGGTTCTACCACGAGGCGGCGCGCAATCACGATTGGCCAGTAGCGCGCGAAGCGGCGCTGCATCGAGACGGTCATCGCTGCGTTCGGTGTGGCGCAAATAGCCAGCCACCGCGCGAGGAGATTGATGCGCTGCGAACCGCCGCTCGTGGCGGCCACGCAAGTTACGACGCGCTCTATCGGCGTTATCAGCTTGAAGTCAACCACAAGGTCGCGTGTATGGGACAACACGCGGAGCGATCGTGCGCGCACCACCTCGACAACCTTGAGACGCTGTGCGCGACCTGTCATAAGCGGACGACGGCAGAGCAGGCTCGTGAGCGTGCGGACCAACGTCGCGGGCGCATCCCGTTGATGACCAGCGGCGGGTCCCTGTCGCACTGCATGGTGACGGCGTGAGCGCGCATCCTGGTTCCGAGCGCGGACATGGGCAACCTGGCCTCGGCGTGTGCCCGGCGTGCAATCGCTGGGGGCCGATAACAGACGGCCATTATCTGTGCCTTCGCTGCGAAGGTTACCCTGCGCGACTGACGCTTCGTCTTCGCAACGAGCAATACGACCTCATCGAGCGCGCCGCGGCCTATGAAGGGACGGACATCGCGCAGTTTTGCATGGCGGCGTGCATAGATGCAGCGCGCAAAGCGATCGCAGCACATAGCCCCGACGCCCCGGCCACCCCGGAAACGGAGAGCGAGCGATGACGGCGAATCCCGAGCGCCCGGTGTTCGTCTTCGACGAGCGCGGCTTTCTGCGCGCGACGCCCGAACAGATTGCAGATCACTTGAACCCCGCACCGGAGGAATCATGACCCGCACCCTAGCGTTCATCGCCGCGCTCTTGCTCGCTTCGTCGCCCGCCGTGGCGCAGTCCCCGGCCCCGTCGCTCCCGTCCGGTCCGGCGCTCGCCCCCGCGATCACGTACACGCCGCCGCCCAGCCCGACGCCCGAGCCCTACACGCCGCTGTCGTGCGCCGTCCTGGTGAAGCGCGCGAACGCGAGCAAGGACCTCATTTCGGCGCACGCCGTCGCGAAGCTAACCGAAGCGGCGCTGCGGGAGCACGACTTCGACTCGCTGTATGCCGCGCAGATTCGAGCGCGCCAGGCGGCGGTCAAAGAGAAGGGCAGCCCGCTCGCCGCGACAGCAAGCGCGAAGGCCGTCCTGGCGATCAACACGGCGGCGCTGGCCGTCTACAAGGCGCAGGCCGACGTGCGCGGGTGCTTCGGGCTGCGCTGATGAGCGAGTTCGCGCTGTCCTGGACGATCATCGGATGCGTAGGCGCAGCGGTCGCCATAGCGCTTGGCATTGTGGCGCGGATTTCAGCTAGGAACCCAAACAGTTAAATAGCAGCGTTGCCGTCCCAGTCGCGAGCGACAAGCCGACAATGGTGCCGGTCACGCTCGTTCCCGACGCGTTGACCACCGTGATGCCGGTTGCCGTGCCGGTCGTGGTCGCGGGCCCGACGTAGCTCATGCCGCACGCGTAGGTCGTCGAGGACGTGTAGGCGACGGTCGCCGAGCAGGTGATGACGCCGACGGAGGTGTCCGTGCACGATGCGAAGGTCGGCTTCTTGCCGCCGATGGTCGTGGTCCCGGTGAACGCCGTCGTGCACGGATCGGTCAGCGTCGAGGCGGTCGTCACGCCGTAGTCGATGGTGCACGACCCCGACGAGCCGCCGATGTTCACGGCGCCAGTGGTCGTCGAGCGCGAGGCGCCCAAGTCGCCGGCGGTGAGGGTCGCGCCCGTGCCAGATCCAGCAGCGATGGAGCTCGTCCCCTTGACCGTGCTGGAGAACGCCGTTGCACAGGGATCGGTCAGTACCGACGAGGTGGTGACGCTCCAGTCCAGCGTGCAGGCACCGCCCGTGAATGCCAGCTTGTTATAGAGCAGGTTGGCGTAATTGGTCGTTCCGCCGTCGTAGACGCGCAGGCCGCCGGTCGAAGTGTTGCCGTAGTTGAGATTGACTTCGAAGCCGCCCGCGCTGGCGCCGTTGATGACGATTGAACCCGATGTGGTCGCGATGTACCCGCTCGTCGCGCCGATCTGCACGGCACCGAAGGTCGGAGCCGCGACGACGGCAACGCTTGGAGTCGTTCCCGAACCGACCGAGATATTTGCCCCTGCCGTGAGGCTAGTGACGCAGTCGCCTGCTGCGGAACTAATCGCCGTCGCAGACGACGCGCGCAAGCAATCGCCCGAGGTAAACGACGCCGAAGCGAACTGTCCGGCCGGAATGAGGGTGATGTTCGTCCCCGCCATCGTTGGAGCACCCGCCGAGAAGTTGCCCGATGCGTCACGCGCCACGATGGTCGAGGCGGTGTTCAGGTTCGTCGCATCGCTCACGATCGTGCCGGCAAGGGTGCCGTTGTACGAAGAGAGCGTTCCGGCGGATAGATGCGCGCCGAACGTGAGCGCCGGCAGTGTCCCGCCCAGTGCGGTACCGCTGATGGTGTCCGCAGCCAAGCTCGCAAGTGGAATCGACCCTGCGGTGATCCCCGACCCCGATCCGTTGAGCGTAGAGCCGTAGAGGCCACCGGAGACACCGAGGTCGCCGGCGTTGTCGATCGCGAGAACCTTCGTGCCGGTGTTCCCGATGCCGAGCACGTTGTTCGTGATCCCCGCGACCGTGCCGTCACCAGCCGAACCGACCGAGGTGTACCCAGTAGTCGCGACGGCTGCGTTTCCGAAGCGTAGCGTCCCGACCGAAGCGGTGCCCAGCGTCCCATAGCACAGCCAGCAGGAGACGACGTTCGTGCCGGTCTGGTCGACCGTGCCGGTCGTAACCGTGGTAAAGCTCGGCGTTGCCGTGTAGGCGGCGAGTTGCGTCCACCCCGAGCCGCTTGAGACAGCCAGCGCACCAAGATCGGTCCGATAGTAGATGCCGCCCGCTCCGGCGTTCGCCGTACCCGGATAGCTCGTGCCGTTGCCGACCTGAAAGGCGCCGCTCGCCGAGTTCGCGTGGATGGTTGCGACGACTGCGTTGCTGCCGTTTCGGAAGCGGGTGTCGCCGTAGACGTCAAGGGTGTTGTCGCCCGGCTGGATGTTGAGTCCGGCCGCCGATATGATCGTCCCCGTGCTCAGTTCGGCGAGCGTCGAGATGCCTGAGGCGTTGACGCCGTAGGGGAACTGGCACGGCAGGCTGACCGTCGGGCCGCAGACGTATGCCGTGACGGCCCCGGGCCCGTCGACATAGGGAATGACCGGGAGCGGTATGTTGCCCGGGATAACGAGCGGCCTGTTCGCGGTAGAGTCTCCAGTGTGGATCACCGCAAACATTGTCAGGTTGTCGGCAACGCTCAAGCCCTCAAATAGAATGTACGACGCCTCGTGCCGCATCGTAACCGCATAGTTGTACTTACCGCTAGGCGATTCGGTGAAGCCGGAGTGGATTTTTACCGTCCCAACTCCGCCCCCGAAGGCGAACTGATCTCCCTGGAAGACGTACGGCGCTCCGTCTGGTTCGGAGGTCGAGCCCGAGTCCGCGACAATCGTCTCGGGGCCGATATTGATGTCGTTCGCGGCGGTATAGAACGTGTGAGCGTGTCTGATGTGCGAGAACGAATTGTAGGCCGCATAGCTTCCGTAGCCTTGAAAGAACGCCCCGGCTTGCGTGTTGAAGAACCCGGCCCAATGCGCGGTAGTGTTCATCGCGGTCGTCGTTGGGGTGTACGTCGTGGTGACGTGCTGGGCGTCCGTGAACCCCGAGATCGTTGAAATAAAGGGAGCGATATAATTCGCGGTCGCCCCCGACACAGCGGTCGAAGCATTCACGCTCAGGCAGACGTCGTTGTTATCGGCCCAGCAGGTGATCGTGCCGGTGAGGTTCGCGCCGCCCGGCCCTGCGCCGATGACCGTGATGTTCGCGCCAATGAACGTGTACGAGATCGCCGGATCGCCCGAGCCGCCCTGGTTAATCTGGAGTTTGTTCCAGCCGTAGGTGGCGGTTGCGCCCGTGACGGCGGTGGTCGCGTTGAAGCTGACTTGCACGTCGTTGGCGTCCGAGTACGACATAATGATGCCGCAGACTTGCGCCCCTGCAACGCCGACGCCGTTGACGCACACGTTCGATCCGACGTCGGATGCGACGAACGGCGGGTCCCCCGTTCCGCCACTGTTGATCGTGAGCGTATTGGGCTGAATCGAGTGCGATGAGCAGCCCGAAGCATACGAGCACATCGTCGCGAAGGCGGCGGTTCGCAGCGCCATCGTGGCGTACGTCGCGGTGTCAGCCGCTCCGGCGTTCTGGACCGCAACGCTCCAGTTCAGGCCAGGCCGCGCCTCGGTGGCATCAAAGGGCGGGTCCCCAGCGCCGATCGCGACGATGTTCGAGCCAGCCGTGACGGAAGCATCTGACACGGTGTAGCCGTTGCCGCCCCAAATGATCCCATCGTCGTACGACGCCCCGCTTCCGACGCCGCCACCCCAGAACGTATTGTTGTGCACGCTCAGGTTCGTGTTCGTGGTGCAAAGGAACTTACCGGCGGACGAGCCTCCATTGTAAAGCGTGAGATGGTCGAGTTCAAACTCGCCGTTTCCTCGGTTGTCAATCCGACATCCGGCATAGCGCATATCGAGCACGGAGCCCGCCATGTTGCCCAGCGTCAGCGCGGTGATCCCCGAGATGCTCTTGCCGGAGCCGGTGATACGCACGGGGTTTTGGATCGGCGTATCGTCGTCCGTGGTTGTCGAGTTCGCGTAGACCGGCTGCAGGACGCCCAGGATGAGGCACGGCGTCCCGGCGGGTACGACGACCGTTCCGCCGCCGACCGCCCCGCCCGAAATCTGCGCTGCCGCTATCGCAGCATTAAACGCCGCCGTGTCGTCGGTGGCGTCATCGCACGCCGCGCCGTAGTCGAGCGGCGAGAACGACAAGATACCGGAAGCCCTCGAAACGCGCGCTCCTTGCACGGAAAGCGAGCCCGCCACCAGCGAGCCAAGGGTGCTGCTGCCGGAGAGATTGACAAACCCGGTCTGTGCCGATCCGGGCGACAGCAAGGCGAACGATCCAGAGAACAAGGAGGAGCAGACCGCCGAAGCGATCGACACGTTCGAGTTCGCATAGACGCACTGGCCGTTCACCAGCGTACCCGGTGCGAACTGGTTGAGCGGCAGGTTCGTGAGCGTGACGCCCGAGGTCGTCAAGAGCTGCTGGACCGTGACCTTGGAGGTCACCCCGTTCACGACGGCCGGGACGAAGCTCCCGGGCAGCGGTGTGGCCGCCGGCAACCCGGAGATCGGCACGCCCTGCGCGAGCGCCGGAGCGAACGACGCCGCGAAAGCGACCGACAGAGCAGCCAGGAAGCCGGGAATCACACGCATCGAAGGGTCCTTCCGGGGGCAAGAGAGCGCGCCGCCGTTTTCCGCACGGAAGGAGGAGGGGCCTGGTCGAAGCGGTCTGCGATGGCCGACCTCACGCCGTCCCGCGCTCTGGCCGACGCCGAGCAGATCGTGGCCGACGCGTTCGCAGCCGAGGCGAACAAGACGACTCTGCGCCAGCCGCCGCTGACGTGCTGGTGGTGCCGATGCGAACGGTCAGGCGTCATCTGCCGCTGCCTCGCCGCCCGCGTGACCGGGAACCGCTGCGCCGGGTGCCAGCAGTACCCGAGGCGCTGACCCTGGTAGAATGGAGCGAATGGCGATCAACGCGTCCCCCGAGATACGGCGAGTCCAGGTTGCCTCCCTGAAACCCGCGCCCTACAACCCCCGCCGGATCGACGCCGCGGCAATGGCGGGGCTCGAGAAGTCGCTCGAGCGGTTCGGGGTGGTCGAGCCGATCATCTTCAACCAGCGCTCGGGATTCGTCGTCGGAGGACACCAGCGCCTTAAGGTGCTGCGCCGCAAGAAGATTCGCCAAGCGGACGTCGTGGTCGTGGATCTGGACGAGACCGACGAGAAGGCGCTCAACCTCGCGCTCAACAACCCCGCGATCGCCGGCGCGTTCTCGGACAAGCTGGGCGACCTGCTGTCCGAGGTCGAGCGGCAGAACGCCGCCCTGTTCGTGGACCTGCGACTCGACCAGCTGCTCGCCGAGGCGGATGCGAAGCGCCGGACGTTTCTCGGCCGCCCTGATCTCGACGATGCGCCGCCGCTGCCGAAGGAGCCGGTCACCCAGCTCGGCGACGTGTGGACGCTTGGGCGTCACCGGCTGGTTTGCGGGGACTCGACCGACCTGACCGCGGTCAAGGTTCTACTGGGCGAAGAGAAGGTCGACACGCTCGTCACCGATCCGCCGTACGGCGTGGATTACGACTCGAAGAACGAGTTTCTCAACGCCAGCGGCAAAGGCAATCACGTTCAGCGGCCGATCCAAAACGACAACTTCGAGATGGGGGACTACCGGGCGTGGTTCGCGCGCTGGCTTCGCGTCATCCCCTGGGCCGACTACGCGACCTTCTACGTGTTCATGAGCAACGCGCAGGTTCACAACGTTCGAAACGCTTGCGACGACCTCGGGCTGAAGTTCGGGGCGATTCTCGCCTGGGTGAAGAATCAGCAGATTCTCGGCCGGGCCGACTACTCAAATAAGCACGAGTTGATCCTGTACGGCTGGCCCCAGCGGCACCGCTTCTACGCCAAGGATCACCCGTCTACGGTTCTCGCCTTCGACAAGCCGCGCTCGTCCGAACTTCACCCCACCATGAAGCCGATCGCCCTCCTCGACCAACTGCTGACCGACGGCAGCCCCGACGGCGCCCTGGTCCTCGACCTCTTCGGCGGCTCCGGCTCGACCCTCATCGCCTGCGAGGCCAGCGCACGCCGCGCTCGGCTGGTCGAGATCGACCCCGCCTACTGCGATGTCATCGTCGAGCGCTGGCAGGCCCTCACCGGCGGGAAAGCCGTTCGCAATGGCGACCCCGCGTAAGAAGCCCGAGGACAGGCTCCCGAACCGCGTCCCGGATACCGAGCCCAACGAGAAGATCGCCCAGGCGGTCTGCGACAACCTCGAGATCGGGATGCCCGTGACGCTCGCCGCCGAAGCCGAGGGGATTCACCGCCAGACCGTCTACCGCTGGATCGAGCAGTTCCCGGTATTCGCGTTACGGGTCACGCGCGCGAAGGCGGCGGGAGCTAAGAATCTGGCCGTGAGGGCGCTCGCCGGGGCCAAGGGCTCATCGATGGCCGCCTGGATGCTCGAGCGGCGCTACCGCGAGGACTACGGGGCCGTGACGAAGGTGATCACCCAGGCCGAGGACGACTTCACCGGCCGGACGGTTCAGGAGCTCGAGGGCGAGCGCGAGCGGCTCCAGGCGAAGATCAAGGCGGCGGGCGATGACGGTCACCGATAGAGACGACCTCGAGCGGCTTGCCCGCGTCGAGAAGGAGCTCTGGAACTTCCGCTGCCGGTCGGACCTCACGGCGTTCTGCATCGAGGCGCTGGCTCCGATGAACCAGACGCCGGCGCGTCACCACCGGCTGATGATCGAGAAGCTCGAGGCGGTCGAGCGGGGCGAGATCGACCGGCTGATGATCTTCATGCCGCCCGGGCACGCCAAGTCGACGTACGCATCGGTCCTCTTCCCGGCCTGGTTCTACGCCCAGCGGCCCCACCGGGACCTCATTGGGGCGTCGCACGCGTCGTCGCTGGCCGAGACCTTCTCGAAGAGCATCCAGACGCAGATCCGGCACAATGCGCGGGTGCTCGGCTACGACCTCTCGAGCGAGAACGTCGAGACGTGGCGTACGACCAACGGCGGCGTGTACCGCGCGGCCGGCGTCGGGGGCGGCATCACCGGCCGCCGGTCCGACCTCACGCTGATCGACGATCCGATCAAGGGCGCCGAGGACGCCGAATCCGAGACGGTGCGCGAAAAGCAGTGGGCCTGGTATCAGTCGGAGGTCTACACGCGGCGGAAGCCCGGCTCCCGGATCGTGTTGATCCAGACTCGCTGGCACCCAGCGGACCTCGGCGGGCGGCTCCTCGAGGCGCAGGCGACCGGCGGCGACCAGTGGACGGTCCTCAAACTCCCGGCGATCTGCGACTCGCTCGATGACCCGCTCGGCCGCAAGCTGGGCGAAGCGCTCTGGCCGGAATGGCAGGACGAGACGGAGCTCGCGCGCATCCGGTCGGTCGTCGGCGAGTACGTGTGGGGCGCGCTCTACCAGCAGGATCCCCGGCCGCGCGGCGCGTCGTTCTTCCCGATCGAGCTGCTGCTGGTGCCGGCCGGCGGCGGCCTGCTGGGCGCGGACGGTCAGCCGCTCATGGTCCCCGTGCCGATGCCCGACCGCTGCGACGTCGTCTATTCCATCATCGACACGGCGATCAAGGCGGGCCAGAAGCATAACTCGACCGCGGTCACCCACTTCAGCTACAATTCGCTCCTGAAGGAAGCGCCGGTGAACATCCTCGACTGGGACATCGTCCAGATCGAGGGCGCGCAGCAGGCCGATTGGCTGCCGAGCGTCTTCGCGCGGGGCGAGGAACTCGCGCGCACGTGCGGCGCTCGGCGCGGGTACGCGGGGGCGATCATCGAGGACAAGGCCACCGGGACCGTGCTGCTGCAGCAGTCCGCGAACCTACGCCGCGAGGGCAAGCATTCGCCGGCCTTCCCGATCGACTCGAAGCTGACCGCGATGGGCAAGGAGGAGCGCGCGATCGGCGCCGCGCCGTACGTCGTGGCCGGGGACGTGAAGATCACGCAGGAGGCGTTCGACAAGACAACGGTCCTCAAGGGCCGGTCGGCGAATCACTTCACCGTGCAGATCACCGGGTTTCGGCTGGGCTCCAAGGAGACGGATGGGCTCGACCTTTTGGACACTTTTACATATGGCGTACTGATGGCCCGTGGCTCGAACGCCGGAGAAAGAAAGGGTATCTGATCATGGGAGACATTCCGCACTGTCGATGTGAGTGCGGCTGCACTGCGCCGTCCGAGAAGCAGCTCTATTGCGCCAACTGTCGCAGCGGCCGACACGTGCCGCAACTCGACCGGAAAGGCTGACCGATGGACCAGCACCTCGAAGCAATCGACCACCTCCGCAAGGCAGCGGCGTTGCTCGACCACAAGTCCCCGCACGTCGCCTCCGAGGTGCGCCGGATCGCGGCCAAGATCGCGACGAACGCAACGGCGACGAGTGACTATCGCCAGGGGCGCGCGACCGTTAGCGACGGCATGTAGTGTTCGAGTCCGGCGTCGGCCAAGACAACGGGTTTGCGATCGTCGACCTGCTCGGCGGCCCCAACTCGCCGCTCGTGCGGATGCTGCTCGCCGAACAGATCGTGCCGGGCAGTGCGCCGAGCTACGAGATGGCGAAAACCATCTTCGCCTTCCATCCGCTGGGCGCAACGCTGACCGCTGCGCCGATCACGCTCGCGCAGTCGCAACCGCGGCAGATCAACGTGCCGGTGCTGGGCGAGAAGCGGATCGTCGCGCAGTTCCAGGAGTCGTGGGATGCGCTCGGCCGCGTCGGCGGTACGGTGCTGATCCACAACTGGATGACGCAGTCCCGCGTCTACGGTATCTCATCGCTGGGCGTGGGCGAGCGCGGCAAGGACCCCAGCACGCCGCTCGATATGACGAAGCTCGCGGACGCCGACCTGTTCTTCAACGTGTTCGACCCGCTCAACACGGCCGGGTCGCTCGTGCTCAATCAAGATCCTAACTCGCCCGACTTCCTCAAGCCGCAGGGAATCTCGGTGAACGGCAAGGCGTGGCACCCGTCGCGCACGTTCCCCAAGCTGCACGAGCAGGCGCTCTACATCGAGTGGTCGAGTTCGGCGTACGGGTTCGTTGGCCGGTCGATCTATCAGCGCGCGCTCTTCCCGCTCAAGACGTACCTCCAGACGCTGATCACCGACCAATGGGTGACGCAGAAGGCGGGACTGCTCGTCTACAAAGCCGCGTCACCGGGCAGCTTCATCGACAACGTGATGCAGACCATGTTCGGCTGGAAGCGCGGACAGATCAAGGCGGGCGTGACGGGTCAGGTATTGCAGATCGGCATTGACGAAGACGCTGTTTCGCTCAACATGCAGAACCTCGACAAGGCGGCGGCGTTCGCGCGCGACAACTGCCTGAAGAACATCGCGACGGCCGCTGGAATGCCGGCCGCGATCGTGAACAACGAAACGCTGGCGGAAGGCTTCGGCGAAGGCGTCGAGGATGCGAAGACGATCGCGCGGTTCCTGGACTACATCCGCCAGGATATGGGTCCGGCGTATGCGTTCGTCGACCGCATCGTACAGCGCAAAGCGTGGACGCCGCAGTTCTACGAGTCGCTGTTCACGGACTATCCGGAGTACGCGGACATTCCGTTCGAGACGGCCGTACACGACTGGATTCGCGCCTTCTCGGCGATCTGGCCCAACCTGCTCACCGAGCCCGACTCCGAGAAGGCGAAGAACGAAGACGTCAAGTTCAAGGCCGTGCTCGCGATGGTCGAGCTCATGGGGCCGATGCTGGACCCGGACAACAAGGCGAAACTGATCACCTGGGCGTGCGAGAATCTGAACGAAGCCGCGTACCTGTTCGCGAGCAAGCTGATGATCGACGAGGATACGCTCATGCCGTTCTTGGAAGAGAACCGGGAAGCGGCGATCACCGAAGGCGAAGAGGGTGAGCCGCGCAAGCCGATGGCCTTCGAAGGGGAGACGTGACGATGCACCCCGATGACCGATGCGCGTGGTGCAATCATAAGCGCAAAGTACACGGTACCAACCTGCGCTGCTACGCGTGGTACTATTGCCACTGCGACCGCTGGACGGAGCCCGCGCCAGCACGAACCGAAAGCGAAGGAGCACCTAATGCCTGACGTCTACTGCCCAGCCTGCAAGTCGGTCTACCCCGCCGGGACGCGCGAGTGCTACCGCTGCAAGCGGCCCGGGGACACGACGGTGCGACGGCATTCCGCGCTGCTGCCGGTCGTCGACGTGGCGAAGTCGCTCGATGCGGTCGCGGCTGATCGGCCGTCCTTCCCGGCGGTGGCGGTTCACGAGGACGGTGACTCCGGGTTCGTCGCGCCGACGCAGGGCGGTTCTTCGCCACCGGAGCCGGTCGACATGCCGTGATCGTCCCCCGCTTCCGCACGCTGCTGCTGGAAGCGATCGACCATTTCGCGACGGCGGGCTACGCATCGCCAGCCGATCTGCAGGAGTGGGTCGCACGCCTTCACGCCGCGCTCGATCGCGAGTTGCTCGGCGACCCGGCCACGAAGGCGCTCGTCACCCAAGTCCTCACCTCGGTCTACAACCGCGAGATTCGGCTCGGCATCGGCAAGCGCGTGCCGGGTGTGTCGCGGTACACGCTCGACCGGGTAGCGCCGCAGTTGCGCGCCGAGCTCGACCGCCGCATCTTCGCGGGCGTGGATCTGATCCGCCTCAACAAGCGGGCGGCCACGGAGAAGACGCTGCAGCGGTTCTCGGGCTGGGTGTCGTCGGTTCCGCCGGGCGGTTCAGGGCCGGCGGTCTCGAAGCGCGAGGTGGCGCGGGACGTCGGGAAGTCGGTCGCGCGGCTGAAGTTCGAGGCCCGGCGCGTTGCGATCGACATGGGCCATAAACTGAGTAGCGCGGTCAGCGCGACGGTGGCTATGGGCGAAGGCGCGATTGCTGCGACCTGGATGGACCGGGGCGCCCACGATAAGAGTTACAATGCCAGGCCCGAACATCTGGCGCGCTCCGGCAAGCTATTTCTTGTCCGAAACTCGTGGGCAATAAGCGACGGCTTAATCAAAAAGGGCGGCCTCATGTATACCGACGAAATAGAGCAGCCCGCAGAGCTTCCGTATTGCAGCTGCACCTATACCTACGTCGTCAGCCCCCGCGCGTTACCGCCAGAGCTATTGACGGCCAAGGGTAGGCTATGGGTTACCGGCGAGTCTCGGTCAAAAAGCGAGGCCAGGGCGTAGTCAACGACCTTATCGCGTTTCTTTGAATTGCACGACAGGCGCGTGGATGCGCTTGACGGGAATCGCCGCCGAGCATACAGCGCAACTCGGCTTTCTCATCGCTGTCGCACCGCGAATGCAGATGCTTTGTCCTCGGACACCTCTACAATAAGCCATCGGCCGCTGTGGAGAGGGTTCTCAGCGTCCAGCGTGATGGTTCCCCCGAGAACGAGGTCCGGCCGCTCGCGCAGGTCGTGAATCAGCACGCTCCCCGATCCGGGGTTGCCTCGGGGGAAGATGAAATCGAAGGGAGGGATCACGCCGCCCAGTATAACCTCAAGGGGAGTACATCGTCAACCCGCCGATTGCTGACCGCGAAGGATCGTGCCGCGCTTGGCTCGGATCGGGGTTGGTCTCAGCCTCGTAACCGGGCCCTGACCGAATCCTAAGACGACGCGGGCGCGCGCGAGGGAGAAAATCCGAGTTCGAACGCTGCGCTTTTTGCGGGCCGTTGTCGGTCGGCCAATCGTCCGTTCACTCGGTGCGCGCCGGTCTGCCGGTCGGCTTCTCGGGGAGCGCCTTTGGTCGGATGCGGGGTCGGTATGCGCCCTCTACGACAAACGAAAACGGCCCCCTTCCGGGAAGCCGCCGTCGCACCGCCACGCCGACCAAGGCGCTTGGGTCCGATCATACCAGACCGGCGGCGATTGGACAAGGCGGGGCTACCCTTTAGCCCGCGCCCTCGCGCGCCGGACCGCCGCCGTGTTCTTGCATTTCTCGGAACAGTAGGTCGGCGCCGCGCCGCGCGACGTGGCGGCGTGGACGCGCTCGATCGGGATTGCCGTCGAGCAGACCGCGCACCGGGGCTTCACGCCGCCCCGAACATCTGGCGGTATCCCTTCCACCCGGCGTAGTCGGTCTGGATGCCGACCAGGATCGCGAGCTCGATGTTGCCGCCGTTGTGGCGGTAGCCCTCGCGCACGACCATCGGCACGTTGCCGGCGCTGATCTGCGCCAGCCACGCGGAGCCCTGCTCCTTCATGTAGGTCGCCGGGCCGGAGATCGTTCCGTCCAGGTTGTAGGTGAAGGAGCCGACGGTCAGGGGAGCGTTCATGGCGGTGGCCTTTCGGGGGCGGAGGGTTTCTATGTCCCTAGTATACCGGAAGGGTAGTACATAGTCAAGGGCAGTACGAAAAGAATCTAGGGGAACCACCAACCGCGCCGAACGTCCCCGCCCGTGAGCCCGGTCGAAAAGTTCGTCGTCGCGCTGGCCGCGGTCTTCCTGATCGGCGTTGCCGCGGCCGCGGTGATCCACGCGCCGTGTCGGTAGCCGCCGTCGAGGAACCGACCTTCGAGACGCCGCCCGAGCACGCGACCGATCACGAAGTCGCCGAGGGCATCCGGGACGGCCGGTATGCGAGCCCGCAGCCGTACGGCGACTTCTGGCTGTTCGATCTGAGAATAACCGGGACCGGGATGGCCTATCGAGATGGCCTGGACGAGTGGGCGTTTCGTGACCCGGGAACCTGGTTGGATGATGATTTTCTGACGCGCTGCAACGGCCTCACCGTCACGTTCGGCCACCCCGAGCGCGCCGGGCTGAACGACCAGGAGTACCAGGACCGCGCGATCGGGTCGATCGTGCTGCCGTACCGCAAGGGCGACGAGGTACGCGGCGTAGCGAAGATCTTCAACGCCGACGCCGCTGACGTGATGCAGACGTCGCACCGCTCGACCAGCCCGGGTGTGACGCCCCCAAAGGGCTCCGAGGCCATCGTGCTTAAAGACGGCACGAAAGTTCTGGCGGAAGGGCTGCCGCTCATCCTGGACCACCTCGCGATCTGCGAGGCCGGCGTCTGGGACAAGGACGGGCCGCCCGACGGAATCCGGCTCGACGCTCTCACTCGAAAGGACCAGGCTGTGGCGGACAAAGACCTCGAGGCGGTCACGAAAGAGCGCGACGATGCGGTAGCCAAGCTCGACGAGTTCGAGAAGAAGGACAAGGCGCGCAAAGACGCCGCCGACGCCGCCGCGAAGAAAGACGCCGAGGAAACCGAGAAGAAAGCCGCCGCGGAAGCCGAGCGCGAAAAGGCCGACAAAGCCAAAAAGGACGCGGCCGACTCGAAGAAGCGCGACTCGCGCAAGGACCGCCACGCGAAGCACGACGGCGACATCATGGACTGCTCGCGCTGCGACTCCGAGGAATCCGAAGAAGAAAAAGAGCGCAAAGAGCGCGACGACAAGGCCCGCAAGGATGCCGAGGCTGCCGCCAAAACGCCGGTCGACGCCGAGCGGGGAACGGAATTGCACGACTCCAAGCTGGCCGACCTAGAAGCGCGGTTCAAGCGCCAGAGCGAGCAGATCGACGCGATGCACGCGACCCCCTCGATCGAGGACGCGAACGAGCTCGCGACCATCTGGGGCCGCTGGGATTCGCTCTACCAGATGCTGGGCGAGCCGTCGAAGCGCGCGTACCCGGGCGAGAAGCCGCGCGCGTTCCTGCGCCGGTGCGCGGACGGCGTGCGCCAGTACACGAACAGCTGGAAGAACTACACGTTCCACGACAGCCAGCAGCAGCAGGACTTCTCGCTGGTCGCCGACGCGATCTATCGCGAGGCGCTCGAACACTCGAAGCAGCCGATCACGGACAAGCCGGGCTTCCTGCGGGAAGTCGTGACGCATCCGCACGGCAAGACCCGCACGGAGTTCTTCGGCGATCATCGGACGGCGTGGCTCCCGTTCATGCACCCGACGAAGTTCGCGCTCACGAAGGTCAATCGTCCCACCGGCAGCGTCTACGGCCGAGAGTAGGAAGCACCATGGAAACCATCGACGACCTCAGCAAAGCCGTCCCACTGAGCGACAGCGACAGCATCCCGGTCGATCAGGTCGTCGATGCCGACGGCACCCTCGGCACCCGCAAAGTCACGCTCGGCGAACTGCGCGCGCACCTCGCCGCGCCGCCCAAAGAGTAGGAAGGCACCATGTACGGCACGACCGTCTCCCCGAACCCATTCCTCCTCCAAAGCGACGGGTTCGTTGCCGGCACGATCGTCGGCAAGTTCCCGGACCGCTACGCGCTCGAGGGCGGCGTCGTCGCCGCGGCCCAAACGACTCCGCTGTACGGCGGGATGCCGGTCACGAACACGGTGCTCGCTCCGACCTCCAGCGGCGGATCGTCCGGGCTCGGCCAAACGCTCGTGGCCGCGACTGCGCTCGTGAACATCGACGGCTGGGTCGTATTCGATCAGGCGTCGGCCGGGCTGATCTCGGCGTACTCGAACGTCCCGCTGTACTACGCGGGCATGTCGGTCAACTTCGTGCGGGCGGGCTCGGGCGTCTGGCTCGCGCTCCCGTGCAAGGCCGCGGACGTGAACACGCTCGCGGGCGGCGAGTCGAACCAAGCGATCTACTGGGACTACACGAACAACTGGGTTGCGGCTGCGGGCGCCGGCGCGCTGGGCAAAGAGATCATCGCGCTCAACAACAACAGCAAGACCGTCACCTACGCGGCCGGGCCGCCAATCGTCGCGAACTGGGCCGCCGGCGGCTCAGTGATCGTCATCCGGGTCTGAGAGGGTAGCCACTTGCCAAGCGTGTTTAATGCCCGGACGCTGATCCACCCGAGCCACTATGAGCCCGGGCTCATCATCACGCAGTCGCAGGCTTCCGGTGCCTTCGACGTGCTCGCCGGCGGCGGACCGCGCGTGCAGATCGGCCCGATCGACAAGGTCATCTACGCGAACACGCTCGACGTGCGGACGCAAGTCGCGATGAACCAGGCCACGCACAACGCGCTGCCGGGTGTCTCGCTGACCGCCGGGATCATCCAGACCGCGACCTACACGATCCGCCAGCGCAACGAGTACAACGAGTTCGACGTGATGGAAGCGGGCGAATACAACGTCGCGCTGCCGAGCGCGTACCGCTACGGCCAGCGTCAGGCGGCCTTCCAGGCGCTGCGGAACATGCTGCTGTACGGCCTCAACGCGGCGAACTCCGAAGGGCTCATCAACACGCCGGGCGCGACGACGGTGAACCTGCCGCCGGACAGCTTCGGCAACTCGACGCTGCGGACGTACGACGCGGGGCAGCTCGCAATCTGGATCAACGGCGTTATCCAAGCCGGGCTCTCGCGCATGTTCCTGATGGGGACGCCGGTCCGGGTCGTCATCCTCGCGCCGCAGCGGATCACCGGCACGATGCAGCTGCAGGACATCATCCAGCTCACGAGCTTCCAGCGGCCGGGCGCCGGCACCGCGACGACCGCGCAGGCGGTCACGACGATCAACAAGGAGTTCGGCTACGACATCGAGTGGGCGTTCGACGACACGCTGATCGGGCAGGGCGGCTCGTCCACGACCGACGCGATGCTGGTCTGCTTCCCGGAGCTCAACGTCCCAACGGTACCGGGAATCAACACCAACGAGTTCGCGCAGCTGGCGCCGAATATCGGCGGCAACCTGCTCCAGTACGCCGACGTGGCCGCGCCGGTCGAAGTCACGACCCCGATCCCCGAAGGGCTCGACGTGACCTCCACGATGCGCGCGAGCTGCGGTTGGTGCATCCGGCCCCAAGCGATCACGATCGCGCAGATCCCGTACTGAAAACGTAGGCCGCGGCTCCGACCTGCGGCTTCGACTTCGAGGGCTCCTGGCAACAGGGGCCCTCGAAGTTGCTCCGAACGTCCTCGCCCATGCACGTATTCGTCGGAAACCCCACCCTCCAGCACCGCGAGCTCCACTATCGCCACCCCAGCCAGCCGAAGACGTCGCGCGTCGTGCGCATCGCCGCGGGCGGCCAGGAGCAGCTTCCCGACGACCTCTCGGGGGCCGACCTCAAGAACGTCCTCGCCCAGCTCGAGCGGCTCGGCGCGGTTCCGAAGAGCGACCTGCGCGCGATCGTCCTCCCCAAGGCCCTGATCTACGATGTCTCATCGACGCCGATCGAGATCGGTTTCATCGAAGAGGGCCTCGAGCGCGACGGGCAGGCGCGGCAAGAAGTCGCCGGCACGAAGATGGAAGAGGCTGGTCTGGCGGCGTTCAACAGCGCACAGAAGGCGAGCTCGAAGGTCGTCGAGACGGTGCTGCAGATCGTCGAGCGGGATGACCAGGGCGAGATCAAGGGCAGCGTCGATGCAGAGATCATCGTGAGTTCGAAGCCCCAGCGCCGCGCGGGCCGCAAGCGCACCGAAGACAAGAACTAAGCCGTGCGAAACGCTCTGTTGCTCGGCGTTCTCTTGCTCGCGACGGTGAGCGCGTGCCCGCCAGGGACGACCTCATACAACCTCGGCGACGGGCGCTACCTCACGATCCCGCGCGCGTGCGGCGACGTAGTCGGAGACTGCTGCCCGGTGACGCCGAACACCACCGTCGTCCCGAAGCGCTGATCCAATGGCGTTCATAACGCCGAACACACCGAACCTCGTGGACTTCACCTCGTTCATCGAGGATTCGGTCCAGATCCCGATCGCGGCGCTGCCGGTGGACTCGCCGTACCTCGGCTACGCCTTCGACCAGGCGCTCGCGACGGTCATCACCGTCCCGGGATGCGGGTGGCCGCCGGGCTACCCCCCTCCGAGTCCTCCGTCGAACCCCCTCGGCATCCTCTACACGCTGGCCGTCTACAACCTGGCGACCGCGCTTCTATTCCAGATCACGCCGGACCAGGAGGGGCAGACGTACTTCGCCGACGCGCGCAGTAAGAAGCCATCGACGAACTTTCCTAATGGCGGCTTCAACCTGAACGCGCCCGCGCTCGGACTCGTCACGGCGGCGTCGGACGAGGGTACGAGCGGCACGCTCAAGACGCCGGATTGGGCGGCGAAGATGACGGTCGGCGACCTCGAACTCTTCCAGACTCCGTGGGGAAGAGCTTATCTCAACTACGCGCAGAAGTTCGGCCCCAGCATCGTCGGACTGACGTAGCGATGCAGCTTGTTTTCGGCGTGCTAGTCGTCAACTATTCCGACGCGAACGGCGGCGGCACGACGGACACGGGCTTCGTCGCCGAACTGCTCGAGAAAAACTACCACGTGTTCGAGACGTTCTACGAGCTGAAGAAAGAGCGCATCGCAGAGATTCTCGCCGACTCGATGGCCGAGCGTATCCAGATGCTCGTCAACGGGCAGCGGCCGGTCAAGATCAACGGCTCGATGACGTACGGCGCGGACCAGAAGATCGAGGCGATGTTCCGCCAGTTCCTAGACGCGAACGAGATGAGCATCCTCGCGGCGAAGTTCGGCTTCACGCTCTCCGCGGCGGCCGATGCGGGCGTGAACAAACGCAAGCTGCACCCGTACGCGAAGGCGAACAAGGCACGCCCGGCCTTCATCGACACGGGCACGTACCGAGCCTCCGCGCGCGTCTGGACTGAGCAATAATGCCGACCGCAAGCGAAGCCGCAGGCGGCGGCGCGCAACTCCAGGCCGTCCTCGACAGCGGCCTCAACGAGCTCTCGAAGAACGAGACGGTCACGTTCTCGCAGTACACGCGCGTTGCACTTTCGCCCGACTCGTCGGTATTTTGGGTGAAAACGGCGACGTCGCTCACGGCGCTGGGTTCGCTGCACGTCGCGACGGATCGGCGCCAGGAACTTGACGAGGTGATCGGCGCGACGACCGCGATCTTCTCCTCCGAGCAACTGGTCAGCGAGTTCGTCGCGATCGCGCCGGGCACGATGTGGATCGGCGAATGGATCCTCGGCACCACGACGCTGCTCGTCGCGTTCTCCAGCCGCGGGCGGTTCTACGAAGAAGCGCAGATATTCCACTATTCTGGAATGTGCGTCTACCCGGCGATGCAGTCGCAGCTCGTCGCAACCGAGGACGACTTGCCGACCGGGCCGATCGTGTCGAACTCGCTGCCGATCTGGCTCGCGCAGAACACGTTCGCGCCGGTCTATCCATCGTTCTTGGTCCCTGACAATCTGGTCCCGCCGTACATCGTCGCGCACGTCGAACCCGAGGGCACCGTGGCGATCGGCGGCTTCCCGCTCTACACCTGGCCCGGCACGATCGAGGCCGATTCGGGTGCGTCCCCGCTCCACGATCTTCCCTCGACGCAGCTGATGCGCGACGAGGTGGACCTCACGCTCTACGGCTTCACGAACGCGATGGCGATCCAGTACCTCAACGCGCTGATCGACTATTCTTGGACCGATGCGTTCGGCTGGGCGAACGTGCCGGCGATCCGAGACGAGAAGCGGATTCAGACCGAGATTGCAGCGATCGCGCAGAAAAAGACGATCCACGTCTCGGCGAACTACCTGCAATGGACGGCGGACGCGATCGCGCGGCGGCTGATCCTCTCGGCGGCCGTGTCGTCGTGGATCGTGCTCGGCGGGCGGGCGGGGGCATTCTCCTTGGTCGACGGCTCCGGTGCCGCGCTGCTGACCGAATCCGGCCAGCAGATCACCGTGGAGAACGCGTGACGTGAAGCCCGCGTCCTGGTCGCCCGCCGAGGACGCGGTGATTCGCGCGGAGGTCGCCCGTGGCGATGCGCTTCGCGACCGTTGGGCTGACCGTGCCGTCGCGCGCCTGCCGGGCCGAACGCGACCGGCGGTTCAGGTGCGGGCGTCGGTGCTGCGAATCACGTCGCAGATGCGCTCTGAGCCTGTCGAGCGCGTGCGGCCGACGTTCATCGTGCCGGAGCCCGCGCGGAGCATTGTGCCGGACGGCGCGCGAATCCCCGACTTCCTGGCCCGCGAGCCCGTGTTCAACCGGCGCTGGTAGCCGAAGGAATCAGAGATTCTCTGAGCAAGTCAGACCGCGCTGCGCTGGCGCCGCGAAGGCGGAAAGCGGCGCGGCCTTCTTCCGAGAGCGGGACGCCGAAGTGCCCGCCAGGTCTGCGTCCTTTCGGCCCGACGCAGCGGAGAACGGGACGAGCCTCGTAGTGCCGGGAGATAACTGGCCCCGGCAGCGCAGCGGTTAGTGACCACGGCGCACGCTTCGAGGCTCTTTCGTTTGCGCTAAAGGGCCGGGCACCCAAGCGCCGAACGCCTTCCCCGGCTACCAACTCGGCTATCTCGGCAGGAGACAAGTATGGCAGGCGTAGGACCGCAGCCCGGCTACGGGGTCGTCAATCAGCAGTTCGGGCCGTTGCGGTACGCTGCACGACGTGGGAGCCTCTTTCGCGGCGGGAACCAGGCCGTCGTCGCCACGGCGCTCCAGACCGGGCTCACGACGGCGTCGACCGGCGGGCTGATCCTCTACAACCCGCTCACGAGCAAAGTCAACCTCTCAATCCTCGAAGCGGCGTTTGGCTTCATCGTCGCGCAGACGGCGGCCGGGGTCATCGGCCTTGCGGTCGGCTACAACGCCACGACGGCGCTCACCGGCACGCTGACGGCGATCACGCCGGTCAACGCCTTGGCCGGATCGAGCGTCACGCCGGTCGGCAAGCTCTACTCCTCGGCGACGATCACGCTGCCGACGGCGCCGGTTCTGGCAAAGATCCTCACGACCGTCGAGACGGGCGCGATCACGGTCGCCCCGAACGACGGCCCCGCCACCTCGAACATCGGCGGCGGAATCGAACTCACGCCGGGCTCCTACTGCCTGTTCGTCTCGTCGGGGGCCAGCGTCGCGAGCTCGTTCTTCGGGTCCTTCGCTTGGGAGGAGTGCTCACCATAGATGGCCGGACTCGGACCGAGCCCCGGCGGGAACGCAACGGCGCTCAACCTCGCGGCCGCGACGGTCATCAAGGACGCGGCCGGGACGGTCTTCACCGTGAGCGTGACGGTCGCGGGTGCCGTGGGCGCGCTGTACGACAACGACTCGACCTCGACCGGCAACGTGGCGGCGAACCTCATCGCGGTCGTTCCGGCAGTCGTCGGCACCTTCGCGCTGAACTGGCCGTGCGCGACGGGGATCACGTACGTTCCCGGCGCAGCTCAGGTCGCGAGCTTCGCGTTCTCGTGAAAGGGTAGCCGATGGCCATTACCTCGCAGATCGTCACCGTCGACGCCCAAGTCACCTCGGCTCCGTCACCATCAACGCTGCAGCAGAGCGGCGCGATCGTATCGGTCGGCGGCACGACGCAGACCGTCGGCACGTACACGTACTATTCGACGCTCACCGCCCTCGAAGCGGCCTTGAGTGCGCTCGGAAACTACGTCGAAGTCGGCCACATGGCGACCACGTTCTTCGCGCAGGGGAACGCGGTCGGCGTCTACGTGCTCGAACTCGGCGTCGAAGGCTCGGCCTCCGCCGGGATCACGGCGCTGAACACCTGGATCGTCGCGAACCCCGGCAACTTCTACGCCTACCTGACGCCCGCGACGTGGGACGCTTCGGGCGCGGCGCTCAACACGATGGCCGCGAACTACTCGAGCCCGACCGGCAAGACGTACTTCTTCGTCACCACGACCTCGGGCACGCTCTCGGCGTACGCGGCGACCACGAAGGCGATCATCGCGATCGTGCCGAGCCCAACGGCGGCGTCGAGCGAGTTTCAGGCGGCGGCGTTCTTCTACCAGTGGCTGTCGAACTTGCCGGCGATCGCGTCGCCCTCCCCGCCGATGGCGTTCCGATACGTCTACGGCGTCACGCCCTGGACGCTCAACGGCAACGGCACGACGACCTCGGCCATCCTCACGGCGTTCGGGAACATCATCCTCTCGGGCGCGGAGGGCGGCATCTCGACCGCCACGCTGCGCAGGGCTACGACGATGGACGGCAATCAGATGATGTTCTGGTATGCCGTCGACTGGTTTCAGATTCAGGGGCAGCAGCAACTCGCCAACGCGATCATCAACGGCTCGAACGAGAACCCGCCGCTGTACTACAATCAGGCCGGGATCAACACGCTACTCGCGGTCCTTCAGGCAATCGAGTTCAGCGGCACGCAATTCGGGCTGCTGCTCACCGGGTCGTTCTCCGCAACGCCGTTCGCAACGTACGTGGCGGCCAATCCGGCCGATTACGCAGCGGGCAAATACGCCGGATTCTCCGGGACCGTCGATCCGCAAAACGGCTTCCAGGAAATCGTGTTCTTCCTCGACGCCACGACGTTCGCGTAGGAGGCGCAAGATGGCTGGAACCGGATTCAACCCGAACATCGCCCAGGGTTTGCTCAACCGGGTACGCACGCATATCGTCGTACCCGGAAACACGTCGCTCAACGCCACCGCCTCCTACATGGGCAAGTCGCAGGCCGTCCTCACCTTCGAAGGCCCGTTCGTGTCGCAGATCGAGACGGCGACCGGGATCGTAAACTCGCCGATGCCGTTCGTCATGGCGCAACTCGTCATCTCGCTCTTGCGGACGCAGGCGCTCGCAGCGCTCTGGGTCGCGCAGGCGCAGACCGCGAGCGTGCTGGGCAACGTCGTGGCCTATCCGGATTCGGCGAACTTTCCGGCCGTCACGCTGACGAACTGCTCGATCACCGAGATCGAACCCGGTGCGTTCGACGGCGTCGATCCGGTGACGAAAATCACCGTGAAGGGCGTCTTCAATACCAATTCGATCATGTGGGCGTCGAGCACCTAGCGAGGCTTCGTGACGATCAATGCCGACCTCAAGCTCGCGTTTCCGATCCGCTGGAGCGACAACGGCGAACCGCTGATCTGGGCGTACCACACGCCGATTTCGCGCGAGGTGTTCGACGCGAACTACCGCATCCTCGCCGCGGCGAAGGCGGCGCTGTTCTCGAAGGGGCTTGGCTATGCGGCCGAGATTGCGCCGACCATCGCAACACTCGCGCTCCAGGACGCTGCGCGCCAGGACGCGCTCGAGAACGGCGTGGAGGGTGACGGTGCGAGGCCGCTGCTCGCCGAACTGAAGCGCCTCACGATGGTGCTCGCGCCGGGCGCCACGGGCTACGACCTCATCCCGGCCGAGGTGGCGGTCGCGCGCAAGGTGATCGACGACGAGGACTGGTCGGAGGCTGAGTCCGCTGTCGTTTTTTTTACCTGCGGATATGCGATGACGCCGCGGCGGCTTCGCGAGAACAAGGCAACGGCCTTGGCGTTGATCCTGCGGGGATCGACTACATCCTTGGCACCTTTGGAGTGGGTCGCTGGCTTGCCGCCGTCGACTCCAGCCGAGACTTCCGAGCCAGCCCCTCCATCGTCGCTGCCGTCTTAGACTGGGCCTCCGGTGAGGGGTTCGCTGAAACAATCGAGCGAAACGGGCTCCGTGGCTTCGAGTCGGCGCGTGAATACCGGGAGCGCTACATCTTGAAGGCGCTGAGGGGCTAGGCCATGGCCGTAAAACCGATCGTCACGATCGACGTGGACGACGCTGCGTTCCAGCGGTTCACGTCGCTGTTCAACGACTACTCGGCCAAGCTCGACGAGATGCCCGAGGCCTGGCAGCGGCTCAACGAAGCGATGGGCGGCGGCGCCGACGCGCTCAAGAGCGGCGCGCTGGGCGCGAAGGAAGCGCTCGCGCTCGCCGGCGCGCAGGCCATCCTGATCGTCGAGGAGCTCAAGAACGCGACCAAGGGGCAGTCGGAGTTCGGCCGTGAGACGGAGCGCTCGCACAAGGGCATGAAGGGCCTGGCGACGAGCGCGAAGGGCCTGGGCTCGACGATCTTCGGGATCGGCAAGTGGATCACCGGAATCGGCATCGCGGCGCTGGGGCTGGGGGCAATCGGTTCGGGCTTCGGGTTCGGTGCGCTGGCTGGTGCGGCGCTCAACCGGCAGCGGTCGGCGAACCAGCTCGGGCTGAACCCGGGGCAGCTCGCGAGCTTCCAGATCAACGCGCAGCAGTTCCTCGACGTCGGCGCGCTGCGGTCGGCGGTCGAGACGCAGGCCGATATCACGAAGTCGGGCGCGCTCGCGAACCTAGGCATCGACTTCCGTCGCGCGCAGGGGATGACGCCTTCGGATCTCGCGTTCGAGGAACTGATCAAAGCGCGCGCGGCGTATCTGCAGGACAAGCGCTACCGGCTTTCGCCGATGCAGGATCCTCGCATCCAGGGCTACCTCGCGGTTGGCGGCCAGTACGGCGACGTGCTCAACGCGGCGATGCCGGGCAATCTCGCCCGGATACTCGCGGCCAGGGCCGACGTGCGACGGGATGCGGGGCGCTACAGTTTCGATCCTGCGACGGCCGCGCAGTGGATCACGCTCAAGAAGGCGATGGATTCGGCGGGCGTCTCGATCGAGACGGTCCTCATTAACGGCCTGAGCAAACTCGCGACTCCGCTTGGAACCCTCTCGCATGAGGTCGTCGACTTCGTCAAGACGATGGTGAACAGCGACCTCTTCAAAGAGGGGATCGACAAGGCGTCGGAGGGCCTCAAGTGGCTCGGCGACTATCTCAATTCGCCGAAGGCTAAGACCGACTTTACCGCCTTCGAGACGAACTTCGGGGCCTTCACCGCAGACCTCGGCATGATCGGCGCCGAGATCGGCGTGATCGCGGACAAGTTCAAGTGGCTGCTCCCGAAGGGCTGGGGCGACAACCGAACTCCCGCAGAGAAAGCGTCCGACGCGAAGCACCAAGCGAACATCGCCGCGCGGACTGCGGGCGCGATGGGCGCGGTCAATAACGTCGCTGGCGCCGGGAAGGCGCTGGTCGAGGGAGCGAAATGGTACTTCGGCCCCGCCTCGGAGGCCGTGAAGAAGGCCCTCGAAGGCTCGGGGCCGGGTTTAGCGTTTCAGGTGATGCGCAAGGCGGTCGCGACGCTGGGTTGGGCCGGCGGCTCTGGCGCGGCGGGATCGGACCTGGCGAACCCAGCCATCGCGCACAACAGCCTCATCGCGTTGCTCTACGGGCTCAAGCAGCGCGGGCTGGTTCCCGGGGTCGGCTGGGTGAAGACCGGCCACCACGACGACGGTCCGCTTCTCCACGCGGGCGGCTACGCAGCCGACATCGACTTAATCAACAAGCAGAGCGTCGATTCATGGGCTGGGAAGCAGGCCGCGCTCGCGCTGGCTGGCTACGCCGGAACGCGCACCCTCGGACTCGACCCGTGGATGCGTAGCCAGGCCGGAACAATGGCGAAGATTCGCGCCAAAATGGCGGCCCACGGCGGAACCATCTTCAACGAGACGTCGACGCATATTCACGCGAGCTCGTATCCAGACGAAACGGCGCGCAAGCCCCACCCGGCGCTCCTCAAGGCGCTGCGCCAGCGTCGTTCCGCCAAACCGACGGTTCACGTCACGGTCCAGGACAACACCGCCGGGCGCACGTCGGTCGTGATCAATGGAGCGCACTGGTGAGCACCGCGGCCGACGCCTACCGCTCGCAGTACGACCTCGCCTTCCAGGTGTCGCCGATCATCCTGCAAGGCGGGATCGCGAAGAGCGGCCTCATTCCGATCATCCAACTCTACGGACAGACCGGGCTGCTCACGCCGTCCGCGTCGGTCAACGACTTCTTCGCGCAGTACCTGCCGCTTCCGGGTAGCACGCTGATCTCGAACGCCGTCGGCATGTATCCGTTCGCGAACCAGACGATCGCGGCGAACGCCGTCATCCAGCAGCCGCTCACGCTCTCGATGCTAATGATCGCGCCGGTCAACCAGCCCGGCGGCTACCTCACGAAGCTCTCGACGTTTACCGCGCTGCAGGGCTCGCTGCAACTCCACAACGCCTCGGGCGGGACCTACGTCGTCGCCACGCCCGCGTTCGTGTTCACGAACCTCATTATGACCGGCATGACCGATACCACGCACGGCGAGGGCAACCAGCAGCAGATCGAGTGGCAACTCGACTTCATCGCGCCGCTGCTCACGCTCGCGGCTGCGGCGGCAGCGCAGAACAACCTCATGGCGACGATCACGGGCGGCGGCCAGATCGTCGGGACGCCCGCGTGGACGCCCGGCCAGCAGCAGGCGCTTTCGCCCGGTCTGCCCGCCATTCTCGCGGCGCTGGCGGCGTTCGGGGCCAAGCTCGGGAGCGCGGCATGAAGGAGGCCGCGATTCTGTTCAGCCTGGCGTTCGCGACGAACGTGGTCAATGCGTCGATCACGTACGGGATGGTGCGGTTCAATTATCGCCTCGCGCTTGCGGCTGAGGCGGGCGCGTGGACGCTGTGGCTGCTAACGGTAAAGTTCGTCTACTCGGCCACTTCACCACTTGCATTCGTCGCGTTCGTGCTAGGGGCAGTCCTTGGGTTGCTGGTAACGATGCGGCTCAATCAGCGCGTGAGAACGGCATGACCACGATCGCGTTTGCGCCGAACAGCCAGAACGCGCCCCCCTTCCAGGCGCTCGTCACGCTCGACGGCAAGAGCTACAACCTCGTCACGCGCTGGTCGTTGTACAGATCGTGGTGGTACGTCTCGTTGGTCGACCAGAGCGGCAACCTCGTCATCAATCAGCCGCTGATCGGGTCGCCGCCGGATGCCGATATTCTGCTGGCGCCGGGAATCTTCGTGACATCGACGCTCGTGTTCCGTGTCGCGACGCAGCAGTTCGAGCAGAATCCGTAGATGAGCATGCTCGACGCGGTTCCGGCTTCGTGCCCGTTTCGCCCGAATCTTCAGGCCGTTCCCGGCCGTTGCGGCCGCGTGGATTGTAACGCGCCACTCCCGCCGCGTCGCCGCCGCTGGTGCTCGGACCGCTGCGTATCGGCCGCCTACGAGGTCGCGTGGGAGAACCACTATTGGGGCAGCGCCCGCGACGCGGCACTCGAACGCGACGGCTACAAATGCGTTCGCTGCGGCGCTGACGGCGCAGTGCCGCAGGGCGAGAGGGACGCGATCGGGCCGATGCCGGATTTCCCCGCTGACCTGAAACCGCGCGACCGCAACACCTTCGCGCATTCAGACGCGGGCCGAGTCTTGCGGGAGAGATTGAGCGCGTGGCGCGACGCCTGGGAGGGGTTGCGGCTTCGCTTCCGCCTTGAAGTTAATCACATCGTCCCCGCCAACGGCGCGCACGGCGTTGTTTCGTGCGTTCACCACCTCGACAATATCGAAACGCTCTGTCACCCGTGCCACGTCAAGGTGACGAACGCGCAGCGAAACGCTAGGCGCAGCGCGTAGATGTCCCGCTACTACGATATTTCGGTTACTCCAGCGCAGACGCCCACGAGCCAAAGCCCACCCGCCTTCCGTCATTGGACCTCGCTCGTCAACGGCCAGAACGACCCCGGCGCGCTGGACATCGAACTCGACTTCCTCTCGTACGCGAACGCGAGTGTCGGCAACGACGGATCGACCGTCACGATTCACGGCGTACCGCTGACCGACATCACGCAAGCGTCCCAGTTCGCCGGCATGAACATCGCGGTCAAGGCGGGGATGTCGAAGGGCCTGCCGCTCGCCGATCCGACGCAACAGGGGCTGATTCTCAACGGCGAGATTCTGCAGTCGTGGGCGAATTGGGTCGGCACGCAGATGGACCTGAACTTTCTGGTTTACGCATCGACGTACACCTACGCAAAGCCCGGCAACTTCGTGCTGGACTGGAAGCAGGGCGACGATATTCAGATCGCGCTCAAGAAGACGCTCGGGGTCGCGTACCCGGACCTCGGAATCGTCTTCTCCCTCTCGAAGCCGTACATTCTGACCAGGCACGTCGGCCACACGCACTACACCCTCGCGGGACTGGCAGCGCTGATCGCATCGACTACGAAGACCGCGACGTTTCCGGGCGTGATGGTCTCGACGCCGATCAATAACACGATCCTGGTCTCGGACGGTCTGACGCAGCAGAACCCCAAGACGCTGAACTTCGACGATATGGTCGGACAGCCGACATGGATCGACAAGGCCACGATGATTCTCACAACGGTCATGCGAGGCGACATTCAGATCGGCGACTTCATCAAGATGCCGAAGGGGCTGCTGAGTGCGCCCGGGACCGTTACGATCGCCGCGTCCGCCGTTTCGGGGACCACGCAACTCGACTTCCAATCCGCGTTTCAGGGGCAGTTCAACGTGCAGGGCATCCGGCATGTCGGGAACTTCCGCAGCCAGGCCGGAGCCGACTGGGTATCGATCTTCAAGTGCGCGCCGCGGTCGGCGGTCAGCGGCACTTCTCCCACGGGTGCCCTGCCGGTGGGCTTCGGTGGCTAACGACGACAAGCTCTGGGTCCAGCCGAACCTCAACGCGCTCGCGGCCACCCGCGCGGCGCTCGCGATCCAGCAGACCGGCCGCGCCCTGCCGTGCTCCGTCCTGGCCGTCAACCCGCCCGATCCGGCGACCGGCGACCCGCTCGGCTACGGGTTCGTCCAGGTGCAGTTCGAACTCACCGTGCCGTACACGAAGCCGGACGGATCGGCCGGCACCTACACGCTCCCGCCGCTGATCCTCCCGAAGGCCGAGAGCCAATGGCTGCGTGCGCCGACGCAGGTCGGGGACTTCGGGATGACCGTCCCGGCCGATACGTTCCTGGGCGGCATCAGCGGGCTGGGGACCGGGGTTGCGGACCTCGGGACCGACTACGGCAACCTCTCGACGCTCGTCTTCGTACCGGTCGCGGCGACGAGCTTTCCGGTGGCCCCGGACCCGAACGCGGCCTGGGTGAACGGTCCTGACGGAGCCGTCCTCTCCGACACGGCGCAAACGGCATCCGTGACCGTCGCGGAGAACCTGGTGACCATCGTGGCTGGATCGAACACCTGGACCTTCGACGCGACGGGCCTGACGCTGAGCACGGGGATCGTCGCGGAGACGCACGTCCACAACGTCACGGCCGTCGATGCCGACACCGGGGAGCCGATTGCATGAGAACGGAGACGCGTCATTAGAACTTGGGGTCGTGTCGGCCAAACCGGCGGCCAAGGCGGGACTTGGACGCAAGTATCGACCGACATCAACGGCGATAATTCAAACGTCTATCTCACCGCGCTCGTTCAGGCCCTGCGCCTCAACACGGGAGAGAGTCCGTTCTACGCCTCGGTGGGCATCCCGGCGTATCCATCGGTTACAACGCAAGTGTTCCCGGATTTCGCGGTCACCCAAATGCAGACGCTGTTCGCTCCGTTCTTCGCCTCGCTCATCATCAACCGCGTGCAAGGCTCGTTTCCGCCGGTCTACAACGTCCGCGCGCTTTGCTATAGCGGCGCAATCTTGACGGCGGTCATCGCGACGTGAGCGGACTCCCGCTGCTGTTCACGGCCGCAGGCCCAGTCGCGACGCCGCCCGCGACGTTGAACGCGGCGCTTATCGCTGCGGTCGCTGCTACTAATCCGGGATATACTGCGAATCTCCCAGGTGGGCTGGTCGAGGATATCTCGAGCACCGACACCGGCGCGCTCGTCACGATGGACCAAGCCCGCGTCGACGCCGTGAACAACGTCTCACCGGTCACCGCGAATCCGTACGTGCTCAACCAGTTCGGCCAGCAGTTCGGGATTCCGCAGGGCGTGGCGGCGAACGGCAGCGTATTCGTCGTGTTCTCCGGCTCGCCCGGCTACGTCATCCCGCCAGGATTCATCGTCTCGGACGGCACGAACCAGTACGTCATCCAGGACGGCGGCACGATTGCGACCGGCGGATCGTCGCAGCCGCTCTTTGCGGTCGCCTCCGCGTCTGGGTCGTTCGCAATCCCGGCGGGAACCGTCACGGCGCTCGGCACGTCGGTTCCCAGCCCGTACACGCTCACCGTGACGAACCCGCTCGCTGGAGTGCCGGCGCTCGCACCAGAGACGACGGAGAGCTACCGCAGCCGCATCATCCAGGCGTACCAAGTCGGCACGACCGGCACGCTGACGTACCTCAAGACGCTGCTCATGGCCGTGCCGGGCGTCTCGTCGCGGCTCGTCTCGGTGCTGCAAGTCGGGAACGCGTACGAGGTCATCTGCGGCGGCGGCGATCCGTATCAGGTCGCGGGTGCGATCTATGCTGGAGTCAGCAACGTCGGCGGGCTAGTCGGATCGCAGACGTCATCGCTGCGGAACATCAAGGTGTCGATCTACGACGCGCCGGACACATATGCGGTCGTGTACGTCAACCCGCCACAGCAGAACGTGACGTGCGCCGTGACGTGGAACACGACGCTGCCCAATTTCTCGGCGGGGGCAGCGGTAAACCAGTACATCATCGGCGCGGTGCAAGCCTACATCAACGGAATCGTGGTCGGCCAGCCGATCAACCTGCTGGTGTTGACCGAGTTGATTCAGTCCGCGATCGCGCCCGTGCTCGCGCCGATCAATCTCACCACGTTGCAGTTCGCCGTGACGATCAATAGCGTCGCGACGCAACCGACGGCGGGAACGTCGATCATACCGAGCGACCCGGAAAGCTCGTTCTACATATCGCCTTCGGGCGCTACGTCCGTGCAGGGCTGACGGATGAGCTGGCTCACCACCGAGACGGGCCAGGCGCTCCTTACCGAATCGGGTGAACAGATACTCCTTGAGGGCGTGCCATATCTGCCACTGCAAACAACGATTTTGGCGTTTTTGTACGAGCAGTACAGCGACGACTCCGACCTCAACGCCTTCGTCGCCTCGTTCAACGCGCTCGCGCAGTCCTATCTCGACTGGTTCAACCAGACGCCGCTGGCGATCTACACGAACCCCAACATCGCGGGGCCGCTGCTCGACTGGATCGCGCAGGGCATCTACGGGATCTCGCGGCCGGTGTTCTCGTCGCAGACTACGCGGTATATCGCGGGCCTCAACTCGGGGCCGCTCAATGCCGGGCCGCTCAACGGCAGCACGTTCCTCGAAAGCGGGACGGCGACGATCGCGACCGACGACTACTACAAGCGGGTGCTCACGTGGTGGCTGTACGCCGGGACATCGCGCCGGTTCAACGCCACGCTCCTGCGGCTGCGGGTCGCGCGGTTCCTGTTCGGCGTGAACGGCACCGACGTGACGCTCGACCAGGCGCAGACGGTTCACGTTCAGCCAGAATCGGTGACGCCGCCCGGGCCGCCGGTGCTATCCGATACGACGGCCGGGGGCGCGATCGCGGCGCGGACGTACGGCGCGCGGGCCTCGTACGTCACGCCGTTGGGCGAGGGGCTGGCGGGGGCGGCGGCCGCGCTGACCGTGCCGTTCAATTATCGGCTGGGCGTGGCGAGCCCACCGGCGGCGAACGGTGCGACCAGCTGGAACGCCTACGTCGGCATCCTGTCGACGAACCCCGGGAAGTTCATCGCGGGCCTCAACAGCGGGCCGGTCAACGGGATGCCGGTGAACGGGACGAATAAGCGCGGGGTCGCACCGCCGACCCGGCAGAACGCCACGCCGATCCCGATCGGCACCGCCTGGCTCGAGCCGACGAGCGGACTGATCCCCGGGCTCCCGCTGCCGACCCAGGACGAGACGAACGCGCCTGGTAACTACATAATTACTTTGCCACCAGGAACGGCGTCAACTATCTTCGAGCAGGCCATGTCGCAGTCTCTGCTGGCTTTTCCGTTTCAACTTTCGGCGACGGTCGTCATATCCTGATGTGTGAACATTGCGGCGAGCCCATCATAGGGCGCAGAAGTCTCGCCCGGTTTTGTTCTGATGGATGTCGCCGGAAGGCGTACAATGCAGCGCACCTCAAACCCGTGGCGCTCTCCTGTAAGGCTTGCGGGAGTGACATAGTAGGGCGCGGCAACCGCGCGATCTATTGCTCAAATAAGTGCGCTATTGGTGCATATCGAGACTGCGGACTCGAAGCTAAAAAAGCGGCGCGGTGGCGCAACCGGAATCACGATTACATTCGGGACAAGCTGCACCATATGGGCGATGGCGGCTTCGAGAGGATGTACGTCGCCCAATGCGGTTCATGCTTCTGCTGCGGCGAAGTATTCGGGGAAACCACGCGCGTCTGCGTTGACCACGACCACGCCTGCTGCCCCGGGACTTACTCGTGCGGGAAGTGTGTCAGGGCGCTGGTTTGCAGAAGATGCAACATAGCAATCGGCTTTGTAGAGACGCGAGGCCGTGACGTTACCCGTTACCTCGATCTACTGGGAGGCGTCACATGGCGTTCATCTTCGCAAATAATGTAAACTCGACTCTCGGCGCGGCCGTCACGACCACAACTCAGACGACGATTACGTTAGCGTCTGCGGCGAATCTACCGACGATTACCGCTGGGGAAACCTTCGCGCTGACCCTCAATGACGCTGCTACACAGTCAATTTTTGAAATCGTCTACGTCACCGCACGGACCGGTGCTACGCTGACGGTCGTGCGCGGCCAGGAGGGCACGGCCGCGCAGACGTGGCTTTCCGGCGACTACGCTTACGGCGCGCTGACGGCGGGGGAGCTCTCGAGCTTCGCAAGCGGCCCGGCGGTGGGCACGTCGTTCCTCGATACGGGCTCCGAGGCGCAGACCAAGGCCGGGCCGATCACCGCCACCCAGTTCAACGGCCCGCTCAACGGCAACGCCAGTACGGCCACCTCGGCGACGACGGCCGGGAGTGCGACGACGGCGGGTTCGGCCACGACGGCCGGGAGTGCAGCGGCCCTTTCCGTGCCCTACGTCGCGTCGGTGACGAACAGCGACGGCAGTATCACGGTCGTCGACACCGGCCCCACAGACGGCTCTACGGCTACCCTTTCGCTGCCTCCGGGGAAGGCCGTCTTCCCGTCGGCCGGTACGTCGTCCGGCCGTGGCCCAACGAACGCCACGGTCAACCTGCCGAACGACGGGCGGCGCTACACGATCGTGGTCGATTGGTCGGCGTTCTGCGTCGGGGACTCGCTGTTCATCGGGTCGCCTTCGGGCGGCGGGACGAGCGGGTTCCAGACAGTGAACGGCTCGGGGTACGACCAAGGCACGCTGCGCGCGCTGGCCTATTGCACCGTGGCTGCTGCGGCGGGGCAGACGCTCACGTTCGCCCTCACCGGCAGCGGCGGAACGAGCACCGCTGGCGGCATCTGGCTGATCACCGCGTACAACTAGGCCCCGAAGGTTGACCCGCGGGCCTGCCGCGAAGCAGGGCAGCACGATGAGCGCTGGCGCCGACACCCACGGTCAAGGACCGTCAACCGACGCCGCTAACCGGCCAGTCATAGACCCGACCCGGAACGTCCAGGACCTCGTCGAGGCGGGGATGCGGCGGCAGGACGACCTGCGCGAGCTCGAGGCCACGCATCTGCGCGAGATCGGCGCGCTCCGGGCCGCCTACGAGGAGAAGCTGCGGGTCGCCGAGAGTGCGCGCATCGACGCGATTCGGGCCGTCGACGTCGGCGCGGTATCGCGGGCGGCCGAGGTCGCCGCCGCGCAGGCCAGCACCCTCGCGGCGCAGGTCACCACGTCGGCCGAAACGCTGCGCGGCCAGGTGAACGCGGCAGCCATCGCAGCAGCGACGGCGCTCGCGACCGCCCTCCAGCCGATCACCAAGAGCATCGAGGACCTGCGGGCCGCGCAGTACGCCCAGCAAGGCCAGGCCGCCGCCAAGACGGAAGGCCGGGACAATAGCCAGTGGCTCATCACGCTGCTCGTCGGCATCGGCGTTGCCGTGGTAACCTACTTCATCGCCGTCCACAAGTGAGGTAACCCATGCTCGCGATCCTCGTCTTCCTGCTCTTCTTCCTGATCGTCTTTTCAATCATCGTCTACATCGTGCGGCTGCTCGTTCCGGCGCCGTTCCTCAACATCGCGCTCGCAATCGTCGCGCTGATCGCGCTCGTCGTCCTGTTCGAGCGGTTCGCCCCGATGCTGGGTATGGGGCGCCTCTCATGATCAAAGGCGTCGACATCAGCGACTACCAGGCCGTCTCGTCCTTCCACGAAGCGCAGGCGTCAGGGATCGGCTTCGTCATCTGCAAGGCCACGCAAGGCACCGGCAACGTGCAGACGACCTTCGCCGACTACACGAAGGACGCGCGCAGCATCGGCCTCGTCGTCGGCGCATACCACTTCATGGAGTGGGGCGTCGACCCGGCCGCGCAGGCCGCGCACTTTCTGTCCGTCTACACGCCGCAGAACGGCGACCTGCCGCCGACACTCGACTGCGAAGCGTTCGGCGCGACCAGCAAGGACGACGCGACCGCAGCGATTCAGGCGTGGCTCGACGCGGTGACGCCGCGCCTCGGCGGCGCGAAACCGATGATCTACGCGAGCTATTCGGCGTTCGGAGCCAACTTCGATCCGTCGGGTTTTAGCGGGCATCCCGCCTGGGTCGCCGCGTACAACAGCGATGGCTTCGCGAGCAACGTCCCGCCGGGGCTGTCGAAGGTCGTGCTCTGGCAGTACACGGACGCCGCGCAGGTGCCTGGCATCGGCAACGTCGACGGCGACGAGTTCAACGGGGACGAGGCCGCGCTGAAGGCGCTGTGCTTGAGCGGACTCGAGCCCGCTGGAGAGCGCAAAGTCTACAGCGATGCGGACTGATCTGCCCGAATGATCCTCGCGCTGTACGCACGTTGGCTTGCGATCCCGGCGTCGATCCGCGAGCCGATTCGCTCGTTCGCCGTCTCGGCCGCGTTCGGCCTGGGCACGGCCATCTCGACCGCGTTCACGGCATACTTCTTCAACTCCGAGCTGCACGGGCAGACGTGGGGCGGATTCTTCCACCTGCTCGCGAGTCCGGCGTTCGTCGGCGCCGCGTTCATAGCCATCGCCGCAGCATACCGCGCGCGACAAGGCCACCAGGCCGCGACGCAGACCGTCGAGACATCGGCGGCCATCTCGGTCCCGAAGCCGCCGCCACCGGCAAAGATCGTCGGGGTCGAAACGGTCACCGATGCGGGGGCCGCGCCCCCACCGTAGCGAAACCATCTCGCGCATCCCCTCCCGAAAGGACCGTACATGGCCACCTCCATCCCGGGCGAAATCGCCGACACGCTCGTCGGTGTGCTCGAATCCGCGCCCGTGCAATCCGCGCTCTCCTCAGCCATCTCCAGCGGCGAGCTCACGATCGAGAAAGTCGCCGACGCCGCGATCAACAACGCCAAGGGCTCCGGCGTGCTGGGCCTGGTCATCGCGTCGGCCAAAGGCGCGGTCGAGACCGAGTTCAACGCCGAGCTTCAGAGCTTGCCGGCGTCGACGATCCTGGCGATCATCACGAAAGCCGCTCAGGCCGAGGCCAAGAACCTCGGCGGGTGAAGGTCCGGGCCGCCGCGCTCGCGTAGAGTGACCGCGCGGACCCTTCGGAACCCTGAAGCCGCCTCGGACTCAATGCCGGGGCGGTTTCGCGTTGCTGGGCCGCGCGCTGCGTTGCTCGTTCGTCACCTTGACGTGGCACGGGTGACAGAGCGTTTCGAGGTTGTCGAGATGATTGTGACAGCCCGCCGCGTACCCGCCACCGTTGCGCGGCTCGATATGGTTGACCTCAAGCTGGTAGCGGTTCCACACGCGGTCACGGCGTTCGATGCGCGCTCGAATCGCACGTAGCGGCACCGCCTTGTCCCCGTACTCGTTCAGCGACGGCTCGGGTCCGCACGCATCGAGTTCGGCCTGCGGTGGCCGTCCGTCAGCGCCGCACCGAACACACTTGCCGCCGTCGCGCTGAATCGCGGCTCGACGCGCGGCGTTCCAGTCGTGCTGATCGTTAAACACGCGATAGGCAGCCAGGCCGCAGGCGTCAGAGCACCAGCGGCGGCGCATCTTCGGCAGCGGCTTGTCGCACTCGATGAGTGCGCAGCGGCCCGGTACTGTTTGGAGTTTTGGCTTGTGGGGGCACGAAGCCGGAACGCGGTCAATCGCACTCACAGCATCAGTAGTGCGCCAGGCCCGGCCACGACACGCGCTTGGGGGAGCGGCGGGCGACGGTCATGCGGGTTCCTCGCTGGCTGCGTGGCGCGTGGCCCGACGTTCGCGCATCCGGGCGGCGTGATCCTCGGCGTGCTGTAACTCTCGTGCGGCTTGCTCGACGCGTTGCTTCGCGAGCGCGACGAGACGGTCGGCGTTGGCGACGAGGTGATCCTCGATGCTGGGCTTGTCCTCGTTCACGCATCCCCCAACGCGGCCAAGAGCGCGCCGACGTTCGGATGCGATTCCAGCCGAGACGTGTGCCAGCGCCAGAGCTTGCGGCGCGAATCGACCAGCCGGACCACGACGCCGATAAATCCTGGCGGCAGCGGCCCGTGCTCCGTCATTTCGGCCATCGACTGGGTGACCGACTTCTTCACGCCGCCGACTTCGACGAGCAGGTGCGGCAGACCAGAGTGCTCGGGCGCGAGCGCGATCACGTCGGCGTCCAGTCCCTTCTCGATGCGGCGTGCACCGCGGCGCTGGCCGGACGCGGAGAGCCGGGCGCAGCGGTAGCCGTTCGCTGCGAGCATGGAGATGACGCGGCCGACGCGCTGCCCGCCGATCTGTGTAGACGCGCTCATCCCAGCGCCGCCCGAATCCGGCGCAGGCGGCGAGCGCGGTCTAGCGCGTCAGCCCTGGCGAGAGCACGAGCGCCGCGAGTGTCGTCGAATATCTCCTCGCGTACGGGTGCCGTGACCAACCCGGCGTCACCCGCCTCGGCGATCGCGCCATCCAACCACGCCAGGTCCTCGTAGCGTTCCGGCCACGGGTCAGGGCGCCCGTTCGCGGCCAGCAACTCGCGCTGCGTGGCGGCCTCGCCTACGAGTTCGCGGTGGACCTGCTCATCGAAGGCGGTCCGCGTGTCGCGCGCGCTCACCGCACCGGCCCCGTCGGGAACAGCGCGTCGGTGGCAACCAGCGTGCCGCCGCGCCGCTCGACCAGATCGAGGCCGCTCAGCGTCGAGAGGTACTTCGCGTAGGTCCCGCCGGACGGTTCGAACGCCGTCGCGTTGCCGAGCTCGGCCTTCGACAGCCCCTCGGGCCAGCGGGCGAGCAACGCGTCGAGCATCTTGCGCGGTCCGCCGCCCAGCTTGTTGCGCCACATCGTGTGCACCTCGGCCGTCGTGACTGCGGGAACGGCCTGACCAACGCGCTCGCGTCCGCCAGCGGTGATGCTCAGCGTCGAGCCATCGCCCGCGACGAGGTCGGCCGAGCGTAGTTGGCTCAGGTACTTCGCGAACGTGCCGCCGCCAGCGGAGAATCCGGCGAGCATTCCGAGTTGGGTGCGGGTAGCCCGGCCGTCGCGGGTTCCGGCGAGCGCAGCGAGTATCTTCATCGGGCCGCCGCCGAGCGAGCCATCCTGGGCCCGTGGAGGCGTCGGACGCGGCGAGGTCACCAAGGGCAGGGGCGCCGTCTGCGGCTTCACCGTGGCGACAGGACGCGCGGGGATCGACGGTTTCTCGGCTCGCGGCGTGTAGACCGGAACCGGCCCGAGAATGTTGCGCGCAGCCGTGATCGCTTCTTCGGCCGCCTCGGCGCGGTCCTCGGCCGCCAGCGCGTCATCGCGCAGGTCGGCGACCTCGGCTTCGAGCTCGGCGACGCGCGCCCGCAGCTGCGCCGCCTCGGCCGGATCGGCGGCGCCCCGCTCGACGAGCAGCTTCCCAAGCTCCGTGATCTTCGCGCGCAACGCCTTGGGATCGTCGGCTTTCGCGCGCTCGATCGTCGCGGCCATCGCCTTCTCGACGTCGGCCAGCTCGTCAACCGACAGCGGGCGCGGCTCGACGTGCTCGACGCCGGCGACCGGAGTGGCCGACGCGTCGTACGTCTTGCGCTTGCCGATCTTCACCTTCTCGAGCTTCCGCAGCCAGGACGGCGACCACAGGAACGCGGTCCCGATCGGCAGCGACGGTAGTTCGTCGACGAGCCCTTTCGTCGCGACGCCCTGCTCGACGATCCAGTTTTCGAGCGCCTTGCGCTCTTGCGCGCCGTTGGTCTGGAGCACGAACAGCGCCTCGGTCTGGTTGAGCGCATCCTTGTTCACGGCTTGCGGGCGCTGCGACACCAACGTCGCACCAATGCCGAAGTTGCGGCCGAGCTTGATGATGTCCTCGAACGCGCCGAGCATCCGCGCCTCGTCGCCCATGACGCGCTGCGGAATGAAGACCTGCGCTTCTTCGACGAATAGGTGAATCGGCGTGCGGCGCTGCTTCTTGCGGTGGAACAGCTGCTCGGCAAAGTCAGTCGCGAACCGCTTGCGGTCGTTCTTGCGGAAGTGGCTCACGTCGAGCACGGCGGAGATTCCGCGATCGACGATGAGGTCTGCGATGAAAGCGCCCGCGCCGGGCTCGAGCGGCAAGTCGCCGTGCAGCCCGCCGAACACCAGGATCGGGAAGCCCTTGCCTTTGCCGTCGGCCGCGATGCGTAGGGAGAACCAGACGCCGACCGGGTCGATCGCAACGATCTGTGCGTTCGCGTCGAGCATCCCTTCGGCAAGCTTCATCGCGCCGTAGCTTTTGCCGGCGCCGCGCCGCGCGAGGAATGCGAACGTCTGCGTGACGGCGTCGGCGGGCAACGTCAAAGAATCGGAGAGTCGAATCATCCGTCCTCTCCAAACAACGGCCCCGCGCCCGCGACCGGCCGATCGCCGCCGAGGTGCGTGATCGTGTGGATGAGACAGAGCGCTTCGAGCGTCTCGGTGTGCACGTGCTCCAGGTTGCACGTGTTCTTGAGGACCGTTCGGAACGCGACCTTGTGCGGGCAGTCGATCTCCACCGTCCCGCCGTCGATGTCGCGCGTCTGCTTGCCGGTGCAAGCCTTCGAGGCCGGAACGCCGCCGACGGTGATCTCGCCCTCGTCGATGCGGCGCTGCAGTTCGACGACCTCGGCGCTGACGATCTCCGGGTCCTGCCAATACGCCGAGTAGTCGATCTTCGCGTCGTCGCGCGCTGGCGGATTGTGAACGATGTTCGCGAGCGCGCCGTCGACCTCGCCGCGGCGCTTGCGTGCGGGCTTGGGCGGCTCGACGAAACTCTCAGCCGCGGCCTTGATCTTCTTGGCCTGCAGTTCTTTGGCGAGCTTGTTGCGATACGCCAGCGGCGCACCACAATTCTTGTCGTGGTCGACGTTCGGATCGGAGATTCGGTTCGCGCAGTATTCGTCGCAGGTGACGTACACGCGCTCGGCGGTTGCGGGCATTTCGGAGCCTTTCATTGGGCGACCGTTCCCGGTGTTGGGAACAGGTCTGCGGGGTCGTCGCTGGGTTGAAATTCCATCCCGATCGCGCGCTCGGCTTCGGGCTTGCTGCGCTCGAACCAGGGCGTGATCGGAAAGCCGTCCGGTTTGGCCTCGCACCACAACGCGCGAGCGCCGTCGAAATACATCGGGACGTGACCGGTGTCGCCGTCACGCGACTTCACGACCACAAGCTCGCCGACGGTCGGCTTCTGCATCGGGTCCTCGCGGTACGGGAAAATCGCCGTGTGCGCGTGGCCCTCGACGTTCCCGCCGTCGCGGATCTGCAACAGCGAGGCGAACGTCGGCCGTCCGGTCCCCGCCGTGCGGTTGAGGTGGATCAGCGCGAACACCGGGCACGCGAACTCGCTGCCGAACGCCAGGAGCCGCTGGTACACCTCGTCAAGCGCTTCGTGCTTCGTCTGCCGGCCGCGCGGCTTGGCCTCGTCCAGGAACAGAACGTGGTCGATCACGACCGCGGCGAGCAGCCCGCGGCGGCGGATGATCTCGCGAGCGTTCCGGTACAGCGCGGCAATCGACCGTTCTTTCTGGCCCGTGACGTACACGCCCAAGGGCGCGAGCTCGCGGCTGGCGATCGCCACGCGCTGGCGCTGCTCGCTGGTCAATTCGGCCAGCCGCTGGGCGCGCGCCGACGCCGTCGACCGCTGCGCGATCCGCCGCCGGTCGATCGCCACGTCCCCCATCTCGATCGACGCCAGGAGCACCGGGCCGTACGTCTCAGCGATGAAGTCGGCCAGCGTGATTCCCAGGCCCGTCTTGCCGGTCATCGGAGGCGCTGGGACGACGATGAGCTCGCCCGGGGCAAATCCCCCCACGCGGCGATTCACGCCCGCCCAGGGCGACAGAATGACCCGCTGCCGCTCGCGATTCGCGACCCCGGTGGCGATCCGGCCGATACGGTCCTCGGGCTCCTCGAGCCGCAGCGCCCCGACCCCGCGCTGCGTGACCGCCGAGAGCTCCTGCTCGGCACCGAGAATCCCGGCCGCGATATCGTCCTCGTATCCGAGCTCGACGATCTTCGTCCCGGCCCGAATCATCGCCCGGCACATCGACTTCTCGCGCACCTTGTCGGCGTAGTGGGCCGTCGACGCCGTCGTCGGCACGGAATCCATGAGCGTCGAGAGGTACGCCATCCCGCCGACCTTGTCGAGCATCCCGCGCGCTCGCAGTTCGCCGGCCAGCGCGACCTTGTCGAGCGGCTCGCTACGCGCGTACAGCCGCCCAAGCGCCAGGAAAACCGCCTCGTGCAGCGAGCTGTAGAAGTCGCCGGCCACCACGTATTCGAGCGCGACGTCGAACATCGCGGGGTCGACCATGATCGCGCCGAGTAGGGCTTGCTCGACTTCGAGGTCGTGCGGCTGGATGCGGTCGTGGCCGTGAGCGGTCATGCTGGAATCCGCTCGATCGCGGCGAACAGCTGGCGGCCGATCCACTCGGTGTAGGCTGGCGGAATCGCTTGCGTGAGCTCCTGGCGGGTCATCCACTCGATGCCCATCGCGGTTGGCCACAGGTCGGCGCGCTTGTCGCCGCCGTTGCCGTAGACGCCGCAGATGCGGCTCTTGCCGCCGCGCTTGCGGTCGTCGCCGTTGAGCGCCGGTAACACGGCCTCGCCGCGGTTGTGTGCGCACGTCGGGGAGAGCAGGACGACAGACGACTCGAACAGTCTATGCCGGCGGATGAGGTGGAGGCCGACCATCGACCCGCACAGCATGACCGGAGCCTCGAGCGGCGCCCCGACGACGTTCTCGATCACGTACGGAGCGCCGAACGCGCGCAAGCGAGCCCGCGTTCCTGGGATGAGGTCAGGGTATTCGCGGTGCGGCGATAGCTTCGCTAGCGAAGAATGACGCTGACACGGCGGCGACGCGTGAACGACGTCGAACCCATCCAGCGGGAACGTCATCGCGTCGGCCTGGTGAAACTCGAACGGGTAGCGCGGCTGCGGCCGATTGTCGACGCCAACGACGTCGAACCCGGCGCGATCGTAGCCCATCGCCGCACCGCCGGCGCCGCAGAACAGGTCGAGCAGCCGAGGGCGTGCGGTCATCGCAGCGGCCGGTTCACGGGCTCGCCCCAGGCCGGCTGCGCACCGGCCGCGTGAGGGCTGCGCTCGAACTCGTCGCTGTGAAACGGCGCCGGCGGGGGCGTCGGCCGCCGGCTCGCGAGTCGGTTCTGGAACCACGCCATCGTGACGAACGGCTGCCCGGCCGCATCCCGAATCCGGTCGTGCGCCGCGTCGATCTCTGTCGGCGACATTCCGGCCTTGACCATATCCACGACGGCTCGCCGGTTCCGGGTTCGCCAGGTCGACCACGTCATGCCGGAGAGCAGCGGTTCGATTCGCGGCCGAAGCAGGCCGATCGCGTCGTCGGCGACCCGTTCATCTGCCGTTCTCGGGTCCTTACGTTCAGGCTTCACAGTCTGAGCCGTAGGCTCAGATACTAACTCACCCTGAACGTAAGAGACGGGGTTAGACGACTCCTTTGTGATCCGCGGGCGCGTACGCGTAGCGGGCGCAGGCAGGGGCAGCTCAGGCGCAGGGCCTCGTAAATCCAGGCGCGGCTCAGGCGCGTGCGCCCGCAGACGCTCTTCGGCGAGAAGCCTTTTCCCCTCGGCGTCGCCGACCCGGTGCCCCGCCTTTCGGACGAGCGCGAACACCTCGGCGTTCGTCGGCGCCATGCCGATCTCGGTGAGGCATCGGTAGACGCGAACGAGCGCGTCGGCTGCGGCCGGGGTCACGCGCGCCGCCGGGGGATCGGGTAGGCGTCGCCGTGGTACTCCACAGGGTGGGGAGAGGCTGGGGATTCGCGCGGCGGCTCGGCGTAGGCCGAGAGCGGAAACCGGCGCCGCAGCTTACCGGAGGCGATACTCTGCTCCGCTTCGAGCGCGTTCTTGATCGAGATCGGCAGCCGGCGGCGGGGCTTCCCTAACCGCGTCACGGACGGCATTGGCTGTCGTGGTCGGCGAGCGGGATGTAGGCGTAGTGCGGCGCCCAGTCGGGCCAGTCTCGCGAACGCGTAACGCGGACGTGCTCGACGAGGACGCCGCACGCCTTGCAAGCCTTCAGGTAGAGCGAGTCGCCGAGCCCCTCGCGGGAAACGACGGCATCGCTCTGGTCGAGAACGATCACGGTAGGCAAAGGAAGAGCCCTCTCGGGTGTGCGCCGAAAGGGCTCGTCCGTCGCTGGGAGAGACGACCGCTTGGGCGCTTCAAGGTGTCCTGCGAAGGGATAGGACGCCGAAGCGCCCTTCGCTGCCAAGGTGGCCTCCCCGTCGGGAAGTCGCCTCTGGTCGGGCGGTTACGGTGCTGGGCCGCCGCGGTCCTTCTCGCTCCCGGTGCGCCGCACTTCGCGCTCGAGATTCCAGCGCAAGTCCGGGCTCAGGTCTTTCATCTCGCGCAGGCACCACCGGATATAGCCGGGGTCGCTGCCGACGATCGGCTGGCCGCGATACTTGCCGAAGGGCCACTTTTCGATGACGACCGGCGACTCCGAGAGCGCGATGAGGTCGTCGATGGACGTCGAGTAACTGTCGCGCCCCGGGTCCTGGAACCGCGCTAGGATATGGTCGAGCACGAAGCGCAACGCGACCACGTCGGCCTCCGCGCGATGGGGGTCCAGGCCGCCTAGGTCCAGCCGCGCGCCGCCGAACGAGTAACGCAGCGTCTGGAGCCGGTGCTCGGACTCCTCGGGGAACAGATGCTGCGCCAGGCGCTTCGTACAGATCCATCGCCGGTCATAGAGCGCCGGCGCGATCATCCGCGCATCGAACTCCGCGTTGTGCGCGACGACGATCGCGTTGGCCGGAACGAACCATTCCAGCGCGCGCTCGACGTCGGGCCATTCGGGCGCTCCGGCGACATCCTCGTCGATGATTCCGGTGAGCGCTGAGATGAACGCGGGGATCGGCACGGTAGGCCGCACGAAGGTCGAGAACCGGCTCCAGGTGTGACCGTAGCCGTCGACGTAGTGCGCCGCGACCTCGATGACCTGGGCCGATTCGTCCAGGCCGGTCGTCTCGGTATCGACCAAGACAAAGAGCGATTCGGAGATTGTCACGTCGCTGGCGCGGCCTCGCGCAGCTTCGCAACGATCTTCTCGACGTTCGCCTTCGCCTTGCCCCAGCCGCCGCAGTCGGCGACGACATCGTTTACCTCCCCCTCGTCCAGGCCGAGCGTCTTGCCGAGGGTCTTGAGCGCCTTCGCCAGCTCCGGTCCGCTCAGCAGGGCGAAGCGCTCGGCCTCGCTGGGCTCCTCGACGACGACGGCCTCCTCGACGACGCGCTCTGGCTCGGGCTCCGCAGCCGCGCGATCGAGCTTCGCCTTCGCGGTCGCAGGTGTCGCTGGCGGGGCGGCTTCGATCTCGAACCAATCGGCCGGGATGCTCATCCCGTCGTTGATCGAGTTGAATTTCTTGGTCAGGTCGACGATCAGCATCGGCGTGATCGCCTCGATGCGGCGTTGGATGCGCGCCTCGATCGCCTTCTGCGAGACGCCGAGCTTCGCGAACTCGGCCAGCATGGCTTTGATTCGCTCGGGCGTGACCTTGACGGTGGTCATGAGCGTCTGCTCGCACCACGCAACGGCCTGCTGCTGAACGTAGATCGGGATGACGCCCAGGATGCAGGCGCGCACGCGGCGCGCGCCGTTGTTCGCGATCAGCTCGTAGACGTCGCGCGTCTCGGTGAGCTTCTTGGGACCCTGCTTGGTATCCCGAACGTGCGGCTGCTGGAAGAGTTTGGTCGCCTTCGAGTTCGTCTCGACGTCCCAGGCGAACGACTCGACGGTGCTCTCGCCGGGCTGGCCGTTGCGGCCCGCGCGCTGTTCGAGCTCGCGCGTCCCCCACTGCATATTGCCCCAGTTCTGAGCGAGCGCTTCGGCGAGCCGAATGCTCGGGCCGGTGATCTCGGTCCCGCCGCGGGCGTAGGAGTACATCGCCCGTTCGGCCAGGCCGGGATGCGAGCAGGCGTTCTTGATGCGGTCGAGCGCCGTGATCTGATCGCGCGGGAACCGCTGCGCGATGACCATCGCGGCTTGGACTTCGGCGATTGCGCGCGCCGCCTCGGTTTCCACTGCGGCCTCGCGTTTGGCCGGCGGGCTGAATGGGTCGCCGTTTGCCGGGCGCGTGGCGACGGCGTGATCTTGGTCGTCGGGGACGAGGGATTGGGTCATTTTTTCTCCTTGACGAGCCGCACAACGCGGAACGTCGACTCTTTGACGGCATGGGCAGCGCGCGTCTGAGCGCGGCAGGTGAGGTATGGCTCGCCGCGGACGAGCAGCGTATCGGCCTCGCCGAGGAAGCCGCCGATCTCGTCGCGCAGCGCTTTGATCTCGCGCTCGTCGGCGTTCTTGCGCGCGGAGAGCTCGGCCCAACGGAGAGCCGATTGAGCGATCTCCGCGCTCGCTTCCACCGAGATCGACGCATGGCGCGGGTAGACCATCTGGACTTCATCGAGCGTCGATGGCTCGGGCGGGTCGTTCGCGAGTACGCGCTGCCAGAAGCGCGCCTCGACGATCCGCATCTTCGCGATCGCATCGTCGTCGCGCTCGATCGGGTGAACGTGCAGGCCGATTCCAGCCTTGAAGGCCACTACGTCGCAGATCGGCGCACCGTGGACGCTCATCTGGTGCTGCGCCTGCGCCCACACGTCGACCGGCACCGCCGGGCTACCGTCCTCGCCCCACTGCGGGCTGATGAATCCGTGGGAGAGGAAGCCGACCGTTTTGATTTCGACCAGCCGCGTCTCGCCGATAACGTCGCGGTCGATGTTCGCCAGCATGTACGGGTGCTCGCGGTCGCGCAGGACGCGGTTCGAGCGGCGCAGTCGGCGGCCCGTGCGCTCGGCGTACATATCGGCGACGACTGGTTCGAGCGCGATCCCGATGCGCACGGCCTCGTTGTCGGAGAGGTCGGGCTCGGGCTCCGCGCCGGTCTTGACCAGGAACAGCGAACGCGGCGTCTTGCCTTCGTACTCGCTGATGCCTGTTGCGGCAGCGGCGTCAGATGAGCCGATGCCGGTGCGCCGGATCGCGAACCACTCGGCGCGGTCAGCGTAGGCGCGGCCATCGACGCGCGCGTTTATCGGAGTCCAATTCTCCGTTGCCTGTCTGGCGTTTTCGTGCTTGGCGATTTTCATGCGGAGCCTTTCGAGTGTGTTAGTTGTTCGCGAACGTCGAGTGCGACCTCAAGAATGAGCAGTAGAATCGCGCCGATATAGATGAGCGGTCCGCCCGCATGGGTCACGCCAGCGACCTCAGTCTCGATGTAGCGGTTATTGTGCTGAGCGTCGGCTTCGATTTTCTTGCGCGCCCTCACGCCGTTCCCGCCTTGATCGCCGCGAACGAAATGGTGGTCATGTTGCACCGGGCGCACCCGCCGACCGAATCCTCGGCGCAACGCGGCATCTCGCACATCGGGCACCAGGCGACCCCGGCGCGCAGGCAGACCACGGTCGAGCCGCGCACGATCGTGCAGGCGTACTTCTCGCCGCGCTGGATGCCGGCGCGCACGCGTTGGGACGGGAGACTTGACGCCGCGTCGGGCGCCGGGGTATCGTTCATGTGCGTTCGCTTTCCTCGCAGAAGGTGGATCGAGCGGGACCGAAGGGCAACCTCGGTCTCGTTCGCGTTTCAGGTGGCGGTGCGCCCCGCCCGGCTTCGGTCGGCCAGGTCGGCCCGGTAGGCGGCAAGCACCTCGGCCTTCGCCGCCGACACAGCCTCTGGGTCGTCCAGCGACCCGCCGCGCAGGGCGACCAGGGCGCGGGCGAGCGGCTCATGGTAATAGGGCACCGGAAGGTGCCGGCCGACCCTCCAGCCCCAAGCCGAAACACGGCTGACGCCGACCGAATCGGCGAGTTCGCTGAGACGGAAGGGGTCGAGGAGTCTCGGGATCGCATCGGCCATGCTCCCAATGTTACCTTATCGTTAGCCCGTTGACAAGGGGATGTTAAGCGATTATGATGGGAGCACCTTCTGCGAGAGGACGCCAACGTGACCGAAACCGCCCCCGCCTTCACCCCCGACGAGCTCGCCGCGCCGATCCTCGCCGACGAGCCCGACACCGCCGACGCCCCGCTCGGAGCCGAGACGTGGACGACTACGGTCGGCCAGCTGATCGAGACGCAGAAGGGCGACACCCGGGTTGCTGGCGCCCTGCGGCAAATCCTCGACGGCGCGCTAGTCGCGACGATCACCGGCAGCGGCGGGACCGGGATCATCCGGTTCACGCGCCCGACGCCTACCGGCGACCTGGACGCCAAGACGGTCGCGCGCTACCGCAAGGACGGCCAGAGCGCCTACTTCCATGAGGCGCGCTCGCTGGCCGGGCTCCCCGAGCTCGTCGACTGCGACGGCTGCGAGCCGGGGATCGTCCAGCGCGTCGTGGACGACTACGCCGACGACACCGGGCCGTCGTACAAGGCGGTCGGTGGGTGCTCCATCGTGATCGAGCAGCCGCACCGGCTGACCGATACTGGCGAGCAGTTCGCGGTCCGCTCGCACTACTGCCCAGTTTGTACGGCGGCTCGCGCATGACGCCCGCCTCACTCGATGCCCGCGCGCCCGGAATTGCGAACATCGTCATTGAGCGTGATCGCTTAGAACAAGAGCGAGCAAATGAGGTCGCCGATCACGTTGCTCGCCTGAGTCGCATCGACGCTCAGCTTGCCGAACACAAGCGGCTCGTGGAGGCCCACGCCGCCGGAACCGACACGGACCGTGTGGTCGTTGCGCGCAGCATCATCACTATTCACGCGCGGACGCCCGGGTTAGGCGGCGATAGGCGGGCGGTGCTCGCTGATGCCATTCGCTCCATCGCCCGCAACGGCTCTGCGCCGCAAGGTGTATATCGTGGCCTGCGTGACGCGTACTACGGGACCAAGAACTACGACCGCTGGACCGATCAGCGTTCGGACCACGCATACGGCTTCGGTCCCAGCCACGGCTCGACGGTGTTCTCGGTTGGACTCACCCGTGCGTATCGTCGCCAACCGCTGACCGACGAGCAAGTCGATGCCTGCATCTATTACCTCGAAGCGTTCCGTGACGGCCGCGTAGCCGCGCTCGACAGTCTCTTGGCCGAGACGCAGCCGGAGGTGACGAAATGACGGGGCCGATCACCGACCCGCGCATCATCCTCGCCATCGCGGCGTTCGGGTTCACCGCGCTCCTCTACAGCCTCGTCGTGCTCGTTCGCTGGCTGGACGACCACTACAACCAGGGCTACGACCCGAGTGCCGAACGCCGCCGGGCTGCGCGCTCGTTCTCGATCGCGGACCCGGACCCGCTGTACGACGAGACGATCGGCCCGTGACGGAGATCGTCCTCGTGGGCGCGACTTGCGCGCTACTCGGCTTCATCGTCGGCGCCCGCGTCTCAGCGCACGTCATCCAGCGCCAGATCGAGGCCGCAGTCGGCCCCACCGTCGCGGCGCTGATCGCCCAGCGCGTCACGCAACACCTCTCGCCTTCCAGAAAGCAGACCACCGATGCCTGACCCGAAAACGCCCGCCGCGCCGAAACCTCGCAAGCCGCGCGCGACGTGGTCGCACATGGAGGTGTCCGTCCTCCTCATCGACTTTCAGACGCACGGCCTTGAAGGCGTGATGAAGCGCGCCGACCCCTTGAACAGCGACCGCTACGGCCTGCACGACGCCGACTCCGCGAAGGCGAAGCTGATCGAGCTCGGCCTGGTCGCGAAGCCCGAGAAGCCGGTCATCAGCAAGGGCGCCGAGGAGGCCGTTGGCGGGTTCGTCGCCCTGGTCAACGGCTTCAACGGCCCGGACCGCGTGCTGGCCGCGCGACTGGCGATCATGTCGCTGCGCGAGCTGCTGCCCAAGCGCGAGCAGAAGGGCGGGGCGACGTGAGCCGCGACACCGTGGGCATCATCGTGTCGCCCACGAAGCGGTACCTCGGCGACGGCGCCTATGTCGACCTCGACTCGTTCGGCGGCGTCGTGCTGACCGCCGAGGATGGTATCAGCGCGACCGACACGATCGTCCTGGAGCCCGAGGTGATCAGCGCGTTCGTCGGGTTCCTGCGGGACCACGCGCTGCTGCCGGATGCTCGGCGATGACCGACCTCGAACAGCGCGAAATCGTCTGCATGGCGAACGACGCCGTGTTCCGCGTCACCCGCCCGGCCTCGCGCTTCCTGTTCTGGCCGACGCTCTGCGACGATTGCCTCGCGAGCCTGCCGCCGCTCGACCGCGCCTCGCAACGGCCCGAAGGCTACGTCATCGACGATCGCCGGCCGCTCACGCGCTCCGAGGTCGGCGACCTGCGCGGGCGGTGGCGTGGGCGGCTCGGGCCGAAGAAGCGTGTCACCGAGTATCCGAGGGAGGCGGTGCTGGTATGATCGCGCTGAAGGCGTTTCTATCGCCAGAGAACAGAGAGCGGCGCATCCGGGTTCTCCTGCGCATCGCGGTGTACTCATTCGGCATGTGGCTTTTCTGCTTGGGGATGATCGTCATCGGTGAATACCAGCCAGGAGTCGTGAGGTTCGGCGCGTGGCTTGCGTTTGTCGGCGGGGCCTTCGTCGGCGCTGCCTGCTTCTCGCTGGTGAAGCATGGGTGATATACCGCTGTTGATCGTCGCCGGGGTCGCGCTCGGGGTCGCCGCGCGTGGCTGCGCGTTCGCCGGACCGCAAATACTCGCCGCGGTCACCGAGGCGCGCCGCGTGCACGCGCTGCCGCTCAACGAGCGGATCCGAAACGAGATCGCGGCCGAGAACGAGGCGCGCATCGGCGATCCCCGCCGGAAGGTTCGGCCAGCCGCGCAGTTTCGGGCCACCTATATCCCGCCAGCACCGAGGGCACGATGAGCACACCAGAGCAACGCGCCCGCGACCTCGCGGCCGAATGGGCGTCCAAGAACGAGAACATGCTCGGCGTCGATGCGGCCGAAGCCGTCTGGACCGCGCTCGGCGCTCCCACGCCCCTCGACGCCATGACGCCCGAAGCCCGCAGCGCGATGTTCGACCGCGAGCAAGAGATCGCAGACGAAGCCGCGCGTCGTCAGGCGTGGGGCGAGTTGCAGCCCAACGCGTCGATCACATACAACGGCCGGCACTGGTTCCCGGCGGGTCACGGTGAGGACATGGGCGAGTGCGGCTATCGTCAACGTGACCTTCCTGCCGAGGCTTCCCGATGAGCGGCGGGTCCCTGTCGCACTGCACGGTGACGGCGTGAGCGCGATTGAAGCGAAGCGTCGGCACGAACGCGCGCAATTCGAGGAATACTTCCCACTTCGGAAGCCGAGCGACACGCCTAACCCGAACCTCACGCAGCTTCTGTGGGACCTCGCGTGGGGAGCATGGCAGGCGCGTGCTGGACTTCCGCCCGCCGAGGACGCCGGCTTCTCCCTCATTGTCACTGAGGACGGGGGACAGCGTACGCGCGTCCGTGTTGACGTCGCAGCGGACCGCACGATCTCGGCGTCTATCGAAGCGCTCGATGGTGGCGCATGACCGGCACGACGGAGCGCCGCGGTCGCGTCTCAGTCTTCGTGGACAAGGAACTCCACGGCCCACTCGTGTTTGTCTCCGTCGACAGTAAGAGCCCGCGAGCGCAGTACCATTCGATTCCGCTGTCGCCGCGGGAAGCGCGCAACATGGCGAACTGGCTGAACGGCGCGGCGGATGAAGCGGAGCGCGCAACGCCGGCCACCCCGGAAACGGAGAGCGAGTGATGACCCCCAATCAGTCAGCGTCAGTCGTTGTCATTGACCCCGGATCGTACATCGGTCGCCACCCGCTACCGACCGTCACCGATCAGTACGCGATGCTCGGGCGGTTT